TTTGTCACTTCCCTTCTGCATCATTGTACCAGATGGGAAGGAAAATGCAAAGAGAAAAGGCTCCACCTTTTCAGATGAAGCCTTTGGGTTATCCCATGTTTCTATAATTGTATGTCCGCTTCCGTTTATTTCGGCTTTTTACCCCACTCTCTGCCGCTTATCCAGCCGCATTTTATCAGCTATCATCGCGATGAACTCCGAGTTGGTGGGTTTTCCCCGCAGGTTATGGATGGTATAGCCAAAGTAGCTATTGAGGGTATCCACATCTCCCCTGTCCCATGCCACCTCGATGGCGTGGCGGATAGCGCGCTCCACGCGGCTGGCGGTGGTGCCGTTTTTCTTGGCGATTTCCGGGTACAGGCGCTTGGTCACGGCGTTGATATACTCCGGCTCGTTCATGGTGAGCAGGATGGCATCCCGCAGGAACTGGTATATAATAGGTAGGCAATAAATTCAGTCAAAAATCTCTGTATTTATCGGTGTGCGTGCAAATGATTCATTATGCTGCCAGTATACGACTTCTACGCTCAAATTGCAACATTTTCTAGGGCAAAAATAAAAGACCCTGTAATTTTCATGGCAGCCCTAGAGGACCAGCATAAATATCACAGGGTCTTTCTTCATCTTACCGGCCACTCCAATCTAAAACAGACCTATCGGGTCAACGATGAGTGTCAGATGAAACTTATTCAGGCAGTCGGAGAAAAACATTCAGTCAGGATATCGCTCGCCTTTTTCTCCCGCCTCAAATATCAATTACTTCCCGTTCAGCTTCCGCTGGCGCTCGTATTCCACATCAGCAGCCAGAGCCTCCTGCGTGAACGAGTTGTTCTTCCACCAGGCCACGAGAGAAGCCACGGTCGTGATACCGACACTTACCAACTGCTCCAGCTGAGCACTTTCGATGGGAAGAACCGGCTTACCCAGAGCAGAAAGCACCTGGTTGGTCAGGGCCAGCAGTAGAACAGCAGTTCGTGCGATGGTACCAGCCGAGATGCTGCGGTTCGTTACAATATGTGCATTCATATGTTAGTCCTCCTTAATTGGCAGACCCTTGGCACGAGTGTACAGTTCGGTACCAGTGCCATTTCCGCCAAGAGCATGATAACTTTTATAAAGGTATTCCAGATTTTTCAGAGCCGCCGTATTGATGTACCCCTCTTTGAGAAAGAAGGTAGACATCTGATACAGCCGATCGTGCATGATGGCGAGCAAACCGTCCTTGATGTTCTTGTACTCGGTCATCTTTTTGATAAGATAACCCCAGCCAAAACTAAGCAATCCGATTGCCCATTCCATCCAGTGAGCGCTGATGAAGGAAAGAATACTCTGCATTGGCATCACCCCCTCCACCGGCTCTTTTCTTTACGTACGTCCACGTGCACCCAGCCGTTCGCTCTGCCAAGGCCGGGAGGATAGATGCCAACGCCTCCCCTGCCCGCAAGCAACTTGTCCGCATAGGCATACACCTGCTCCACGCTGATGCCCTGTACCTGAATATCCGCCGCTTTGCCGTAAAGATGCTGGCTGTACTTGGCTGCATTCTTCTGTTTAGCGTTCCAGCTTGCCGTGCGGAATGCACTCGTGATGGTCACAGGCTTGTTGAAGTGGGTACGAATCTTCTCCAGAATTTCCACAAGCTCTGTATCCACGAAAATCGGGTCAGAGCCGTCTCGGCAATAAAACTCCCGAACTTTGAAGTGTTCCGAGAGCATCAGGTTGCCGTTCTTCAGAAGAGAATATGCTTCGATGCTCATATGCCCTCCTTATTCCTCGGAGGTCACATCTGCTTCCTCACTTGCACCCTTAGCGTTGCTCTCGGTCTCCGCCGTAACAGGAACCTGAGGAGTCTCAGTAACCGGCACGGCTGCCACGGCCACTTCTTCCTCTTTCTGTACGGGATAGCTTTCGCCGGTGATCTCCTCGTACTCGTACTCCGTGATCCAGCCCTGTTTCACGGCATTCACGACCTGCCGCTTCTTCCACATGTGGTACTTGTAGTAGGAACGCACATCGTTGAACTTCTTACTGTGATTTGCCATTTTGAATTCCTCCTTACAGCTCGGGGTCAACCATCATGCTCAGATAATCCAGCTGTGCCTTCAGAGCCATCTGCTCCAGTTCCTCTGCCGGAATATCCCGCAGGATGAACCACCACTCTTCGCCCATCTTGCTGATCTGCACCAGTTCCATGTTCTCGTGCTTCTCGATGGTGTCGCCGCCCTCGATGGTCACTTCTGTCAGATTGTCCTCGAACATCTCTTTGGTGACTTCGGTGGTACTGATGAAGTTGTTACCGTTCAGCTTCAGGCTGCCGAGGGATGTGCCATCAGCCAACGTAACCTTCCATGCCCTTTCTTCCATGTTACACTCCTTCCGAACAGCTTTACATACAGGCTGTTCATCTTATAGATTTGGTCGCGGCTCATATACTTGTAGTTCCCACTGAGCCAGGAGCGAAAATAACCATCAATTTCTTCTATGGTTACGATTCCTTTGTCCAGCAGGCGCTTATAAGCCTTTAGTTTACGGCGTTCTCTTGTGATTGCTTTTGGGTGGATTCTTCGTACAACCACTCCATTTTGAAGTAATGTGTACTTTACCTGAAGGTAACGGTAGTCGCTGGAAAGTTTGCAGATATGTGTCTTTTTCTCATTGAGAATCAGCCCATACTCTGCTGCAATTTTCTTGATGCCTTCCAAAACTTCCAGAAGCACCTCTTTGCTTCGATGGATGATATGCATATCGTCTGAATAGCGCCCCTGGTGCTTCATGCCGCAGACGATTTTACAATAGTTGTCGATTCGGTAAGGAAATACGATACCAATGTTTTGTGCCAGCTGGTTACCGATGTCAGTTCCCTTTGCCAGCATCTTTTCACCGGTCAAAAGCTCTTTCGGCACGCCCATGTTCATAAAAGGGTCAACCTTGCCATTCATCATGGCTTGGATGTCCTCGTCTGGGAATCGGCTGACATCCATCTCGAACGTCTTGAAAATCTTATCCATCAAGTCCTCGGTGATAAGCCGAAGTTCATCACTCAGACCACTCTTTTCGAGTAGCTCGTGAAGCACCGCCTTACACGGTTCATGCTGAATGTTCGCATAGTACCCGCTGAAGTCGATAAAAAGCACATACCCTTCATTCGTGCCTTCTTCGCGGTAGTAGTTACGCAGGTCATTTTCAAAGCGTCTTCGATGGAATGCTACACCTTTTCCCTTCTGAGATGCCGAATTGTCGTACTGTAGAAACTTTTGTAGATATGGAGTCAGCACCTCGTCACAAATTACATGATTCACCGCCTTGTCAGGGGTCACGATGCTGGAAATGAGGCGTTCCTTTCCTCGCTCACGATATCGGAACTTCATACTCCCTTTCGGATGGTAAGTTCCATTTTGAAGTGCCTTCTGTAATTTTGCTGTGATGAGAAGCTGATTCAACTTATAAAGTTTCGAAGCATACTTAAACTGGGAGCCATTCATTGCGCGGTCTCCCGCATCATAGAGAACGTTTGTGTCGTAATAAGGATTCATTTTGCCTCATAAACTGCGCTGTAAGTTCATCGGTCGTAACCGGAACCGTCACAGTTATCATTCATCGGGTTATCTCCCGAACGGATAGCCTTTCCTTTCCCATTGCCGTGCAGGGAATCCTGTCCATAATGCACGGATGTGAAATCGGGACGAACGCCATTCTCATTCGAAGCGTTGTTGTAGTTCGCATTACCGTTGTTGTTCACATTCGCGAAGTACGTAGACGAAACTTTTCAAAGGCGGCCCAATTGTTGTTATTCGGACTTTGCGGCTGTCTGAATGTGCGGTAGGAAACGCCCGTTATCAGATTGCCGCAACTTTTTAATGAGGTTGAAGTCTTTCTCAAGCTTCAATACAATGCGCGTGTATTTGTTTTTGTCAGCAGGCAGAACTTTTGCAATATAGTTCAGTTCGTCCTGGAGCACATTGCAACATTCCAGCGCTTTGTCCAGTTGCAGTCTGCGCTCCTCAAACTCACTCATATTGACAGGACTGATCGTATTAGCTGCCCGAAGGTGTGCCGATATTCCACGAGAAAGCCTCAGAACCTCGTCCCGCTCTTTCTCAATAAACCACATACTAAAGTCCTGATTAGTCTCCCGAAGTTGAGCTGCAGCTCGCTCCCGCAACGCATCGTCCTGAATATAATCTGTGACTTTACGGATGTGCTGTTCCAGCCGTTTTTCGCTGTACCCAAAAGTCAGCATCAACTCCGTTGTAATTTCAGAGCGAATATTCTGGGCCAGTGCCAAAGCATCCAATGAGGTCGCTTTTCTCCTACTTTTAGGAATATTAGACACGCAAAAATCCTTCTTTCAAACAAAAAATAACGGCGGCACAAGGCCGCCTGATGGTTGATCAACCGATGGGGAAAGTGGGACGAACGCCACGCTCATACGAAGCGCCGTAGTAGTACGCATCACCGTTGTCGTTCACACACGCGAAGTACGTAGACGAAACAACATCTCGCAGCCAGAACCACTGGCGGTTCGAGATCAGATGCGGTGCAAGCTGGAACAGGGGCAGCTGGCTCTTCTCCACAGTATAGTTCGTGGGAATCGTGCTGCCGTCGCAGCCAGGAGCAAAGATATGGCTGCCGTAGACCATGTTCTCGTTCATCAGCTCCACATCACTATCGAACCATGCGCCGCCAGAAGGCTTACCGTTGGTCACAGCATTGGTCAGGTAGACACGATGGGTCAGCACATGGTCTGCACCAAACACTGCAACCGCCTTCTCCTTGGCCTGTGCCAGGCCTTCCAGACGCATTAGGCTGTTGATGTAACCGCCCTCGGTCGTATTGGTTGCGTTCATGTTGTGGGTGTACAGCTGGGTGTCCGGTACGATGACCGCATGGTGACGATCGAAACTGGTGTCACCGCACTTCAGGTAATAGTCAAAAGCGGCGATACGATAATTCACGCCGCCGTTGGACCAGTAGTCACCCACGTAGAGGTCGTCAAAGGTACCCGCCTTGATGGCTGCCAGCTGTGCCTCCGTGGGAGCAGAACCCAGGTTCTTACCACGGAAGATGCCGTTGTGTGCAGCAGCGGAAGCAGTCAGAACAGCGCTCAGACCAGTGGCCGCCTTTTCGGTTGCCGCCTGAGCCTTCTGTGCTGCATCTGCGCTTGCCTGTGTTGCGGCAATCAGCTGCTCCCATGTAGTGCTGCCAGCATCAGGAAGGTCTGCCATTTCGGTACCGCTGTTCTCGCCAACGGTGTAGGGCACGTCTGCGCTGGTGACGATTACGCCATCGCGAATGCCCTGGAAGGTCACCTTGCCCTCACCAGAGATTGCAGTCACGATAGCCGGGACGTTTGCCACATTGTTTGCGAACAGGGTTGCCGGAGGCATGATCTCCTTGTTCGGGGTGTGCCAGTAGGCGCTGATGGTCAGGTTTGCCCATTCATCACGGGGCGAGATACGCAGAGCATAAACGCTCTTGTTGCCCTCATAGCCCATGTTCAGGGTGCTGCTGCCATCTGCCAGCTGTGCCTGACCATTCTTAGAAAGGATCAGATTCAATTCAGTCATTGATAAGTTACCTCCTCTTCTTCGGTCTTATCTTCGGTTGTGGTCGATTGCGGAGAATAAACAAATTCTCCATTTTGAATTCTATACTGCAGGATGATGCCCCGGCCATCCGGTATCTCATCCGTATACAGCAAGCCATCAGGCGGGTGCTCGCGGTCTACAGGGAAAGAATCGTTCACCTTTCCAATACTGGTAATTGTCCCATCCGCTTTATACGTAGTAACATACATAGCACCACCTCCTCAAAGAAATCCGTAAACAACGACTGGCACGCAGCACTGATTGTGAGCATTGAACTTTGCGCCGTATGTCACATCAGTCCACGGCCATATCCACTTGTCCAGTTTTTTGGTGTCGTAGTAGCCGCCCGGTCCAAAGGTGATTCCGTTTTTGCTGGCAGTTACCTTACGTGCACGAGGTTTATCCCACGCATAAGAACAACGTGCTTCCTTTCCATTCAGCACTACGATTGTGTACTGGATCAGGCCGCCTTCTGTTGAAGCGCTATCAAATGGGCTTGTGTAATATTCCTGACAACCAATTGCAATTGCTGCGTAGGATGCCAGACGCCCATCTGAACAGATAACTGTTCCTCCTGCCATACCGGATGTAGGATCAGCATTTTCCCAAAGAGGAACCAGATTACGGATGCCATTAAAAACCAGCCCCTCATCAGTCATGGTTACATTACTGCTTCCATTGGGACCGACCTGAACTCCACCTGCGCCATCTTTGATGTAATCTGTTGCTGTTTTTCCGGCTTCAATAGCTTTGGTGTCGTCGGTGTACTTCGATGCTCTCACCCAATCACTTGCCACATAACTGCCGCTTTCACGATCGTGCTGACAGCACAAAATATCACCACTACCACCTTGTACCCAAAGGTCACCAACCTCATACGGAGGGTACGGCTGGGCGCTGAAGCAACGCACTTTTCCATCCGCAGTAGACTGTGCCCGTGAGGCATCCTGCAAAGCCTGCTGAACTTGCTTGTCTTCGATAACATCCCAATAGTAACCCCCGCTATTCTCTGTCCAGCGGTATCCAATACCCGTTGACTTGTCATAGTACAGGTCACCGATGTGAGCATGCTTTGCTTCAGGCGTTGCCCACTCAACAGCTGGATAGTTTTCTGCTGTAGGAACACCGGGATAAAACCATGAGCAGATACTGCTATCTACTTGTGTTTGCAAAGAGTCCATACGGGTCATCGCATCGAGAAGGTCCTGTGTATTCTGATTGCCAATCTCCAGTGCGCTTTCCATTTTATACTGGTAGGTACGCTTGTAGGATGCAAAGCTACCGGACATGGTTTCAAAATCCAATCCGAACGTATACTCTGTATTTTCAAGATTATCGAGTGTGAATACAATCTTGGAACAAAGAAAGTCCGAACTAATTTCATGCGGCAGACTTACAACATGAACTTTGTCACCAAAATCAATTTTGTCAGTATTGACATTGATTCGATGCAGGTCGAATGCGCGAATCGTAATTTTAATCGCCATCTCAACAGCCTTATTCAGCATTCGTTGCCCGTTTGCTTTCAAAGTGTTTCGATTGGTTACATCTTCCCAGATAACTGATTTTTGGATTTTGCCAAAGAGTGCAATGGCACTATCAGACTGTAAATAGTTTTTTCCGCCATTTACAAGTTTGATATCAACACGGTTTCCTTTGCTGTCAGCTTTGCCAAGCGGAATGATCTGTGTGTAAACATTGGAAGCATCCACATACTCACTCAAATCCAGAAGATTTTTGCCAAATTCGATAATCTGGCTAGATGCTTTTCCAATGTCGTCCACAAAATCAATGTAAGATACACCTTTTTCCCTTCTGATGTACAAATATCTATCGTAATCACTCAGGTCTACCTCGTCCTTACCAACTTTACCGGTCGATGCACCAATAAGATTGCCGGAAATAAGATTCCAAACGTTCGTGTAGTCCGTTGTTTTGGGATAGATAAGCACATCTGTAAAGGCTCCTCGTACATTGCCGAGTTTGATCATTCGCTCTTCCGAACATTCAGAAGCATAGTGCTCAATAAGCTTCTTGAAATACTCCCCCATTTTGATTCCTTTTTTGGAATAATCATGTGGTTCATATTGAATATCGTTCAGAAAAGCCAGTTCACCTTCACAAGTAACTGCCTTGGTGTTGTAAAAGTCTTTCGCGTCGTTTAATACACGACCTTTCCAGAGCACCTCGTCATCTTCTCGAATCGTAATGATCGTCTTCAGTTTTTTCAAACTGGAGTACATCGGATTGATGGATGGCAAATTAAACGTAAAGCTGCCTGCTTTATTCAGTTCAAGCGTTGCCTGCGGTTCTGTAATGGCATATCTCTCATCCAACAGTCGTGGCGAATAGAACAGTTTGTCGTCAGCGTATACGCTAAACATACTATAACCATCCTCCAATCGCCTGTAAGCTCACTGTCCCATAGCCTTTTGCAACAATAGACGTCGTTTCCCCTGGTATCAGCATGATAATGGGATCAACCCATGTGCCTTTTGCAAGCGATGTTGTATACCGTCTGCTAGATGTTGTGAACTCGATGGACATAGTATCCCCAGAAGACAATTCGATGCCCAATTTCGGACAAATCGGCTCGCCCGTATAATTGCTGACCGAACCAGAGAAAATAGTAGCGCTGCCATTAACGGCAATTTTCACAACTTTCCCAATGTCTGCAAACTTGTGCTTATATGGGTTGAAGCTGTAGTTTATGGTGAGTATGGTGTGACCGTTGCTTTGTTTGGGATTGTCCACCCAGCATCGGCCTTCATAAAAATAGGCCGCATCTTCTTCCAAACTAACACGAAGTCGTTTGCCCTGAAGTGCGGCCATCACCTTGCTGTAGATCGTCATAAAGGGTTCGATGTCATTTTCTACATAAAAATCCCAGCTTCCTTCTCGCATGTTAAATACCGGGTAGCCCGTCAATGCTTGTGCTGCATCAATTACACCACTGCCACCCGGCAAGTCGATATTATGCGTTTTTTCGGTCGGAGGCACAACGATGGGGCGTTCTGCAGGCGTGAGGTGCCAATCGGACCACGTGTTGTACTGTCCAAAATTCACAGAATACTCGCGTTCCAATCAAATCACCCCTCTTTCTGCCAGAATATTTCTTCCGCCCATGTTAGAATCGATTTTTGGTGCCAACTCGCCAACAGTCTTTCCGCTGTCAAGCACAAGTTTCATTTTACTGATCGATTCTGCCATTCGGTCCACGCGATTGCCCAGCTGGCTAATTGCGTTTACCACATCGCTATTGTCCGACTGAGGCTTCATAAACGCTCCATTTTGATTTCCGCCAATTCTCTGTGCAAGTTCATTACTGCGATACACACGTTCCGCTGTTTCAGCAGAAGGCGTATATGCCTGTGTAGCTGCCCAGCTGGTCGGAGATGCATAGTCAGAAAGATTCAGCACCGGCGTAAAAATCGGTTCAGCAATCTCCTGTCCGGTTGCAACATCATAGAGCATCTGGGCCGCATTCGTGGCAATGTCAAGTGCAGAGCTGGTCATATCGTCCATGGAACGATTCACACCATCCTCGGTACTGGTGATGCCATTTGCAAAGCCCTGTCCCATGTAAGCGCCCAGCTCAGCCATAACAGTCGAGGGAGAATGGATACCGAAAATGCTCTTAAAGCCATTCACGATCCAACTGCCCAAGCCTTTGATACCATTCCAGATGCCGGAAACTACACTGGTCACGCCGTTCCAAAGACCCTGACCGATGTTCTTGCCGACTTCCCAGATTTTCTTGAATACATTGCCGATGCCTTCCACTAAGTTGGACACAAAGTTTCCGATGCCCTCAGCAATATTCTGGAACAGATTCGAGATCCATTCGCCAAAATTGGCAAACCACTCTTTTACCTTATCCCAGTTTTTGATAAGCGCAAAACCAGCCACACCAATAGCAGCAATTGCCAGCAGAATAAGTCCGAGTTCTGGTACTGTTATACCAATAACACCTGCAATGGTTGTCAGAACACCCATAACGGCTTCTCCAACGCCTGCCAATGCACCGCCTTCTCCAAACAGCCCCATAACAACCTTACCGATACCTGCCAGTAAACCGCCATCCTCAAAGAGTTTACCAATGAAAGATGCAATTTTCGGCATGTATGTCGTAAAGCCGTTCTTAACCGTATCCATCAGAGTCTTTCCAAAGTCAGACCCGAGGAAATTCAGTAATGCACTGATGGTCGAACTGATGGCTGTGCCATAATCGCCATTCATGGCTGCTACAACAGCAGACATCGAAGCGGTAATGGTCTCCGCGGCACCGTCGCGCATATACAGACCAATGAAATTTGAGAGCTTCTGCGCAATTGCCGGATATGACTCCTGCACTTTGCCCCATGCTTTATTGAATCCGTTCGAGATGGACTTCCAGTTATCAGCAATGGCAATGCCAAGCTGCATGGTAACCTTCTTTGCATCATCACTCATATTAAGCGCATCAGCAAAAGCTTCTGCATACCCAATAAAGCTATAACGCTCGTCCTGCAGTTCATGGAGAGCTGCCAATCCATCATCCGTATTCTGCGTTCCGGCCTGTACATACTCGTTATACTTGTCGTAAGCATTCGTGGTGCGCTTCAGCTGGTAGGACATATTTCGCAGAGCAGCACCCATGTTGATGGTAGAGGTCACAACACCGTAATCACCATCTTCAAACAGCTTCAGAAGAATGCTCTGCTGGTTGGAATACGTCTTCATCTCCAAAGCATAGCGCTCATTTTGTTTATCGAACCTGTCAAGCTCAGCATTGTTAAGACTGTTCACCAACTGCTGATACTCGATTTGCTCTTTCAAATACCGCGCATATGCCTCTTGGGTCTTACGGCTCTCCTCACCGAATGCATCCTTGGTTTTCGTATATTCTTCTTCTGCCGTAGTCAGTGCTTTAGCCTGAATCCCGATTTTCTTGTTGATGAGTTCGATTTGTTTGTTCGACTTTTCTGCAGCAGTTGCTGTCTTTTCGTACTTGCTGCTCCAGAAGCTGTACTCGTTTTCAGCAGCGCTACTTTCATCATCGTACCGGTCAAACAAATCGGAATATGTATCTTCGTATTGGGTTTTCTTCAGATTTTCCAGCGTAGCCTGCTCGTCCATCAGGGTGTTGTAGGCTTCGCGTGTCTTGTCGTTATTCTTGCCCACTCGTTTGAGAAGCGCGTCATATTGCTCCTGCGCAATTTTCACACGGCTGGTTTGCCGAGTGATCTTTGTGCCAATATATTCGCTTCTTTTCTGGGTAATTTGCTCATTGGTTGCAATATCACCCTCGCGGGCTTCCCACAGAGAGTATTCCTTATCGGCTGCTTCCAACAAATATTTGTTGGCTTTCAGCTTCTTGGAATAGTTCTCGGCAATCTGCTCCGCCAGAGTTTTTCCGGTTTTCTTCGTCGAGCTGGTGCTGCCCGTCGTAGTGGGCTTTGTGGTCGTAGAACCAGAACCACCCAGCGTTTTCAGAATATCCTCGGCTGTTGCAGTCGTTCCACCAAACACGCCGCTCAGGGCACCAACAATATTAGTAGCTTTATTCGTGACATCAGTCTTGGTTGCATCCATGCCACCGAGAAGGGTCGAACGGATGCCACCATTCAATGCCAAGAGACTGTTCTGCACCCCATCTGTCTGGCTAAAGCCAACGCACATGCCTGCCAGAATATTGCTGGCATCTCCCTGAGAAACGGTACTCGGGCTATGAATGCCCCAATAGTCTCTGAACTGGCTATTGATGGTGGAAGAAATATTGCCGCATGCTGCCGTAATAGCGGCCATACCAGCAGTACCTTCCATCCCCTGCGCCAGTCCCATATCCAGCCAGTAGCCGTTTTCCTCCATCATGGTGCTGGGGGAATTGATACCTGCGGTTTCTCTGGTAGCATCCTCTACTGTCTTTGCCAGATTGACGCTGCTTTCCCGAACATCCTTCTGGCTATTATTCATGCCTTCTGCCAGTTTATCGCCAACAGATTTGCCATACTCAGTAGCATCACGTTCGTCTGCTGCTTTGTTGGCTGCTCCGAATAGCCCATCTAGCAAGCTGCCTTCCTTGAACCAATTTGCAGGATTGAATTTCTCGCCAATAAAGCTCGTAATGTTCGCCCACAAGCTGCTCAAAGCACCCTTAATGCCGCCTCCTTCGCCGCCACCGCCATCCCAGGCCCATGCAATCAAGTCGATAATGGTCTGGATTGCTACAGTGCCCAGCGTGAACAAGGCTTGTCCGATAGGCTCACTGCACTGCACGATAACGTTGCAGACAGTCACGATAAGCTGTGCCAGTGCATTGCCAATACTTGGTGCTGCCTGCGCAATGCCATCGCACACCGCCGTAATAATGGCCGCAATAGAAGTTGCGATAGTCCCGGCAATCGTAGCCAGTCCTTTAAAAATGCCAGCTACAAATTCAACCAGCAGCCATGCCATTGCCTTGATATTGGCTAGGAACACCTGAAAGCTCAGACCATTCAAGGCGCTCAAGCTCTCGCCCAACCGTCCAAAGAAGTCCGCGGCGGTTGCAAGCGCCAGCATCGCACCAACACTAACTGCCAGTGCGCTGATTGCAAGAGAAAGACCAATAACAACAGGTGCTACTGGAGCAAGTAGCATTGCCGCAGCTCCAACCACACCGAATGCACCAGCAATTGCCAGCAGTCCCGTTCCGATTTGTGCAAGGCTCAGGTTACCAAGTCCTGTCAGAGCCGGAACCAGAAGGTTGATTGCCACGGTCATGGTAGTCAGCGAAGCCGCTGAACCGAGGGCGCCCTTGGTCAAATTCAGAGCAAGGACAAATTCTGCAAGAGCGCCACCAATTGCAACGAGGCTCTTTTTTATGTCCTCTCCGTCCAAACCGGAAATGGATTTCATGGCTCTGCTGAGAACGACCATGCTACTGGAAAGAATGAGCACGGAAGCCGAGCTGGCAAGCATTTTCTTTGAAAAACCTGCAACAATCCCAAATGCCGCAAACTCAACCAGCGCAGCGCCGACCGCGATCAATCCATTTTGAATCTCGTTCAAATTCATGCTGCCAAACTTTGCAACTGCAGACTGAAGAATGTTCAGAGCCGTTGCCAGCAGAATAAGTCCGGTTCCCTTCAGAACACCAAGCTTATCAAACTTAGATGCTGCTAGAAAAGCGCCCAGTTCAATACAAAGGATGCCAATTCCCGCAAGACCAGCCTTCATTTGATCCCAGCTCAGTCCGCTCATGGCGTTTACAGCGCTCGCCATGATCCGAATAGCTGTCGCAAAGGCAATCATGCCGGTAGCGCCCTTCATGAACTTACCACCAGTTTTGGAGAGCACGACCGAAACAGCAGTAAGCCCGCCCATAATAGAGCCAAGAGCAACGATGCTCGAAACCAACTTTCCGCTGTCGATAGATGCCAGTTTTGCAGCAGCACCTGCCAGAATGAGGGTGCTCGATGCCATAGCAACCATTGCCACTGACATTGTGCCAAGCTTAGCGCTTTTCGTTTTTCCGCCAAATTTATCAAGCAGCAAAAATGCACCGACAAGTTCACCAATTGTTGCAGTAAGTGCGCCAATCCCGCCTGCCAGTCTCTCCGGCTTGATCATGGATAGCACTGTCAAAGATGCCGCCATAACAGCAACAGCCTTTGCAATCGTCATCATTGTTTCGGCTTTCTTGGACTGCTTCCACGCATCAATTGCCTCACCAAGAGAGTTGAGTACATCTTTAATAGCATTGACGGTGTTTTTGATGCTTCCAATAACGTCCCCTGCACTGGAAGTCAACTCTTGCGCTCCCTTCAGGAAGCCCTTGACACCGGCAAGAATACCCACAACTAAGCCGCTGTTGATGACATTTGCAAGTTTCTCAGTGTCAAGACTGTTAAAGGCTTCTTTTGTACTTTCGCCAAACTCCTTGAAGATTTTATCCGCTGAAGAACCAAACGCATAAAGCCCTGGTGCGATAAAGTTGATGAAAGACATGAACCACTCGCCAAGGGTCTTTAACGGATCGAACACGACAAAGACGCTATTCGACACATTGGCTAGCACCCCTGCAAAGGCCTGCATTCCTTCGGACACTTTCCCGATGATCCAGTGAATGCCATCCAAGGTCGTCTTAAACACCGTAGAGTTATTGACGGCAGTGGCCATCTCGACCAAGCAATCGCCCAGTGCTGCTGTAATGCTTAAAAAGCCGCCAGCAAGCGGAGAAGCAGCATTGAATACCTCTCCCAGAACCTTGCCAACGGCTAAAAGTGCATTTTTACCAACATTCAGCACTGCGAAAACGCCACTGAATGTCCGCTCGATTTTATCTGCAGTTTCATCGCTGATGCTAAGCTTTGCAGTAAAGCTATCAATTGCTTCGGCAATGCTGTAAATCTGTTCAGCGTTGACAGGAGAAAACATCTTCTGCCATGCCTTCATCACAGGTTGAACAACTTTTTCGATAGCCTCAAAAATGTTCCAAATAGACTGAATCAAATGCTCTCGGCCAGAGAGTTCACCAATCTTTTTTGAATATGTATCCAGATTCAAACTGCCGTCGGCGATTTTCTGATTAACTTCTTCAAAACTCTTTGTCAGAGCTTTAACCTGCGTCGGGTCAAGCCCCTTTGCCATGAGCTCCTTGTCGCTCAGTTTACTCAGTGCCTGCAACTGCTGAGTCGATTCATCCAATCCATTTTGAAGCTGCTCCGCAGAAACACCGCCCTGATGCAAAGCCTTGGCAAAACTACCGGCATCATCGATCTGTTTTTGGCTGATAGAACCGTTTGCAAGCATGACCTTTTCCAACATCTGACTATAAAAGTCAGCACTGTCGCCCAGTGCAGTGCTCAACTGCTGCCAACCACTGTTCAGACCGCCCTCCAGCACCGTATTACGGGCTTCGGACGATTTGTTGATCAGGTCTGAAAACACATCACTGAACTTTGTAAAAAGCTCCTTTGCCTCTTCAAAGTCACCGATAACAGTCTGCCAAGTCTGGGTCCAGCCGGACTGCAATGCCTCTGCCAAGGTGTCTTTCAGCTGACTGAAAGTTTTAACCTTCGTTGCAGCATCGTTTGCAGTCTTACCCATCTCCATGATTTTCTTGATTTGCTCATCAGTATAGCCGATGGATTTCAAAGTTTCCTCATTGAGATCGCCAGTGAATTTCTGAAGCGTCTCGGTCAGAATAGAAGAAGTCAGCCATCCCTTGGACAAGGTTTCACGGAAGGAACCTTCTTTTGCAATCATACTGTCAATAGCGACACCATGCACACGAGCCGTTTCTTTCAGCGCATCTTGGAATACCTGGCCACCCATGCCTGCATTGACCACAGAGTTCCAGTCCTGCAATTTCACAGTACCAGAAGCCAGTGCCTGAGAAAGCTGATACATGGCCGTACTGGCCTGCTGACTGGTCGAACCAGATACGGCTGCAAGGTTGGCAATACCCTTGATGGCTGCAACAGATGTATCCAGATCAACACCTGCTGCTGTAAATGTACCAATATTACGGGTCATTTCCGTAAAATTGTAGATTGTCAAATCAGCATAGTGGTTCAGCTCGTCCAACGCAGCATTAACCTGGTCCAACGTAGTACCTTTGCTCGATGTGTTTGCCAGAATCGTCTGAACCGCATTGATCTGGGTTTCATATTCCTGAAAGCCACTAATAATGGGGTCAAGCGACAGAGCCTTTACGAGTTGTTCTCCGGTCGCGATGGCTTTATTGGTAATGCTAGTCAATGCCGTAACGGCAATTACATTAACGGCCGAAAACTTGCTCTCGATAGACTCCAGCGCTTTGGACATTTCCGAAAAATCGACCTTTTGGGAGGCAGAGCTAATGCGCTCAAACCCTTTTTCTACGCCTTTGAACTGAAGTGACTGCTTCAGCTTTTCTAAGGTGCCCATGGTCTGTCGGGTGCCTCTCTCGAATTGCGCATTGTCAAATTGCATTTGAACAACACGCTCATCGACTTCCCTGCTCATTCTCTCTTTACCTCCTCCCATGCTCGCTGAGCGATTTTATCAAAAATCGGCTTCATCGCCGGATTGATATAGTCTGTTCCCTGCACATACCCGCCGTTTCGGGTGCCATGTCCATATTGCAGAATTACCGCAATGGGCACACCGTCCACAATGTTCGAGTTCGACCATGTTATAGTGATGGAGCCTGTCCCCTTATGAATGACATAACTCCAGCTGTTTGCAGTTGTTCCGGTGTCCTTCGGCGTTGCCGCACGTAATGCTTCCACACCTTCCTGACCATACTGATTCAGGATTGCATCCAAATTCAGTCTGTTGGCTCGTTTCAAAAAATCGCTCGTTCGCTTGAAATCGCCTTTTTGTCGAAACATCACCACTTTTGGCATCGTTTATCCCCTCGTACCAAATTCCTTCAGGCGTTTTTCATTCAATGCACGCTGTCTGCTAAGAGCCTCGCTTCTGCTCATCTTCTTAGGCGGCTTCCGTTCCTCGTTGCAAACTCGAATCAACGTGAATAGTCGGTTAAGATGCCACTTTTCGCATTCCAAGGGAATGTGGGCGGCAAACATACGCGCATAAATTGCCTCGCTTGTCAAAGCTTTTGCTTTCACCTTAATCTTAGGGCGAGGCTTACTCTTCTGCGGTATTCTGGGCTCGCACGGTTTTGGCTCACCCGGAAACCAGGTAGCCGTCATCGGTTCGTCCATATATTTGTAAATGGCTGCCATGTTCGATTCTGTCAGTCGAAGATACACGCTCGGCTCAACACCTTGCGTAACCGTCATGCACCGAACATAATCGACCATCTGTTCCCTTGTCAGTGAATCGTTGCCAAAAAAAGGAACATGCCACTTCATTTCCCATTTAGACAGGGAGACAAGCGAATGCTCTAACCGGAGCGTTACAGCGTTCAGCTGCACAAATTCCTGTGTTCGTGCATCCCAATATTCCTGTTTAGGAATTGTGATTTTCAGCATTCTGCCTGCCTCCCTGTGCTGTTAAATGTTAGCCGTTAGGCAGTGCGATAGGCGCATTGCCTGTGTTCTGAGGTGCGGGTTCAGCCTTCGTAGGCTTGGTATCGCACAGACCATTGATAAAGGCGATTGCCTTCTCCGTATTGGTGACAAGCGACATGTAGAAATCGCTATAAGCCTGAGTGGCCTCGAAATCTGCAAAGATCTCCGGACTCTTCTCAAAGCGACGGCCGTCCTCGCTCTTCTTGCCGTAGGAAATGCGCAGAACATCCTGGAACAGCTTAACCAACTCCAGCTGGCTCTTGGCGTTCACGATCTTCTTGATGTACGCCTCCATACCGCCCTCCTTGGAAAGCGACAGGTTCAGCACTTCTGCCTCAGTCAGATTGAAATAGAAGTCTTCGGTACGCTCGGTACCGCCAAAGTCCACATAGGTCAGAGTTTCGGTAATCATTTTTCTTTCTCCTTTACAAAGTCGATTCCATTTTGAATGAATCAGGTGGTCATCAGCTTGATAACCTCATCCGGCAGCGGCAGATACGGGGTGGTGTTGGCAGTGCCGTACAGAATGTTCAGCAGCTTCTCCATCTTGGCCTGAGGCACCTTGGTGCTATCCAGCTCCATGTGGGCGGTGGGCTTGTAGCCAGTCACCTTGACAGGAGTGGTATCGCAGTCCCAGCTGAAGGTCTCAGCGTCCGGGCTGTCATTGTAGGTCTCATGGCTGCGCTCAGAAGGAGATGCAGTTGCACCCCACACCAGATGCAGGGTAAAGCCCAGTTCATCATCCTCATCGCTGCCAATGAGGGTCTGCCAGGTCAGGCCAAAGGGCTTGCGCTTCTGCTGGCTGATGGTCACGCCAGGAGCCACCTCTGCGCTGCCGTCACACTCGCCGAACTCAGGCGGATAGAAGTAGGCCTCCGGGGTGAAGTTATACTTTTCGCCTGCACGGATGCTGCCATACTTGATGTTATCGGCCCACAGGTCAGTAGCATCAGCGCCATCCGGGCTCTCCTTGATTGCGGTAATGCCGTTCCACGCCACACCCTTGGGGTAAGCGCCCTTGTCCTGCTTATACAGAACAACATTGCTAACACCCAGCTGGTACTTGCGCTCGCCGGTCTTATCCCATTCGATTTTTGCCATTCGAGTTTCCTCCTTTTTAGAAATAGATTGTTATAACGTCGTGGTACAGATTATCAGCCTTGTACGGCCGGCCATAGCGGCACTTAGCCATTTGCATAAGTGTTTTCGTTATTCTGGAGTCCGGTCGTGAATCGATGACTGTCAGCTGATAAAAAATCCGCTGCAAATAAACTCTGTTATCGGCAGCGGCATTCTGTATTTTGGATTGTTCATAGCAGATACATGGGTAACTCATTCGCAGATTTGCCGGGGGTTGGTAATACACATTCTCTTTACCGCACGCATCTTTTACGATTTGGCGCAAAATAGCGTCAAGTTTCAGTCGGCGTTCCGCCATTGTACAGTCCTCCCAGGGTAAGTGTCAGCCGCGGATAGTCGATCTGCACTTCTGTCACTTTCCATCTAGCACCCATAATCTCTGCATATTTGATGGAGTCAAAGTGCTTGTACAACGTCAGGTCGGCCAGGATGCTCAAAGTATTTGCGATGGTTAAGTCGTCATTTACTTTGTCGGCAGTCTGGACACGCCGGGTATTCTTTAAAAGCTCGCCATAGCAATTATGCTCGGTCACTTTTTCTTCAAAGATGCTCGGCTCCGTTTCAACTGTCTGCACCAGACCGATTTTTCCAAACCATTTGCTCATAGCATTTCACTCCATTTTGAAGTTAGATTATACTAACTTGATTTGCAAAAGAAATCAGGCCGTTGCGGAAGCTGCCCATGCCTGGGTCTTCACAGTCTCGCCTGCGGTCACGGTCACAACGCCGGTGGTACCAAAGGCAACGGGCAGCAGGTAGTTTGCGCCCTCGACGATGATCAGGCGGCCCTTCTGGAACGCATCCTTGATCTCAGCCTCGGTCACGGTCTTCTTGAACGCTGCATCAGCGTACAGCTTGTGGTCTGCAGTCTTGCCGTAGGCCATGTAGTTTGCAACATGCAGGTCATTGCCCTGCTCATAGAGCTTGTTCAGCATATCGTTTTACCTCCTTATCAGACCTTGGAAGAATTGGCGGCATCCATCTCGATGGCCATTGCGCCATACGGAGTGGTCATTGCACCGGAGCAGCGGGTCTCGATCAGGTAGATCAGCTGGTTGTAGTCGATGTTGAAGTCATCGAACATGTTGACCTCGCCGCCCTTATCGGCACCCACGGTATAGTCGGCCAGATTGACCACGATGCCCAGCAGGTCGCCGCCCTTGGCACCCTTGCGGCCTTCCATGCGAGGAACAGTAACGATCTCCTTCACGCGCAGCTTCCGGGCCAGAGCAGCCTCGTCAGCGTACAGCGGATGGCCGATGCCGTCCTCCAACAGCAGCATATCAGTCAGCACATCATCGGTAGTGTAGAAGGTCGGAGAGCCGGAGCCTTTGTACTCCTTACGGGCCTTGATGATGGACTTGATGGTTGCCTTGGCCTTGGCATCCTCGTTTGCATTGGTACCGGGCTGAACCACGACCTTGATGGTGTAGAAATCATCATCGTTGAAGATGGGACGGATGTTCAGCTCGTTGATCTTGTCATCGCTGGCGTCATCACGGCCGTCGCTGATCAGGAAAGCCATAGCCAGTTCCTCGTTCAGCTTGCCGCGCTGCTCCTTCTTGACAAAGCCGACAACATCCATGGTGGACATGTCAACGATGTCATCACGGTCGAAGCGCTGCTTCTTATAAACCGTGGTCGGAGTGGTGGAACGCTTCAGCAGCTTGAACACCTGCTCCTTCTTGTAGTTGCCCTTGATGTAACCCTTAGCACGGGCCTCATCCTCGGTCAGGTCGGCAAACATGACCTTGACACGGGCAAACGGCACATGATGGACGCTGTTCATGACCTTATCGACCTAGGTCTGGTCGCGATCCACGATGCGGGGCACCGTATCCAGATTGTGGTCATCCGGGAACAGGTAGTCCATGTTCTCGATGCTGTGGGCCAGCTCATCGCCGGTAATGCCTGCATCCAGGAAAGCATCACGCAGAGTGCCATGCTTGCTGGCAGTTGCGATAATGCCGTTGATGTCATCAATGCTGTGCTGAAGCACAGTGCCGCCGTTGTCGTTCTCAAAGCAGTGGTGCATAGTATTGTCCTCCTCACCATCACCCTCGTCGTTGCTCTCACCGCCCTTGCCTTCATCCAGAGCAGAGCCGATGATAGCGTAAACCACGTTCTTCTGTTCATCCGTCAGGGTATCAAATACCTCCTTGACGGTCTTCTCGTTGACATCAGCCATTTTGCTTTCTCCTTTCTCATCCTTGTCGGTTTCGCTGGAATCGTCCGAATGCTGCAACGTTTCGTCCTCCAGCGGGTTATCGTCTGGGTCCAGCCCATGCTTCAGGCTCAGACCAGAATCGGTGTAAATATAGGCTTCGGAACTGTCTGTTTCGGTGCCATCTGCGCTGTGCTTCACGACTTCATCGATCAGAGCGCCGGGGTTGCATCCGGCAATTACCAGACTCAGCTCCTTAATCATACCGTGCATTACGGTTCGACCTGCTTTCTGGATGCCGTTTGCATAGATGGACATTGCATCAATATCGCCGTTATTCACACAGGCCTTGGCAGTCTGACCACTGGACGTATCGTTCAGCTTGACGTATGCGTACACGCCTTCCTTGCGGTTCTGCAGCAGTGCATGTCCCAGAACGCTTTCAGGTGCGCTGTGGTCATGGTTCCACACAACAGGAACTACCTGACCATCACATTCCTTAAACGCATTCGGTGCAATAGTCAGGCCATCAAAGCACTTCACGTTGGCTTTGGTCGCCCAACCGGAAAAGTCATAATCGAAATTGATTGCCATTTTGAATTTTTCACACTCCTTCCTGCTGATCTGCATAGTCGTAGCCCTGCTCGTCAGCATAAGTTTCTTCGCCCTGCATGGGCATCCCCTCGTCAGCCGAGGCAATGTTGCGGTTTGCAAGCTGGTCGGACTTCGGGTCCTTCGACGGCTTCATACCGATCACCTGTCGGAACTCATTCGGGGTCATGATCTCGTTGCGGGTGAACTTATCGGCCATCTCCGCAATCATGCTCACCGGTGCCAGACGGAACGGATCGCGGAAGAACATGATGCTCTGTCCCTGCGTCCGGGCGGTCTTCGTCAGGAACTTCCGCTTGAACTCATCTGCAATTGCCGACACGACAGGCTCAATGATGCGGTTCATGTAGTTGTTCATCGTTTTCTCGTCCGCGGTACCATTCAGGATCTCCTGTGTCACACCCAATTGACTGTATACCATGTTCGTCAGGTATTCGATGGATTTCAGAATGTTGTTTTCGAGGCTGCGATTCAACTGCACGATTCGCTCTGTGCCGTCCGTATAGGCAATGCCGTACTTGGAGCCGGAAAGTTGCTTTTCGATTTCAGCCCTGCGCTGTTCGGCCTGATCTCGACGCGCCTGACTTTTGATGACATAGGGCAGCTGAATGATCATGTCCAGTTTTCCGCTGCCAGCCTGTTCGTCCACCACATCCAGCAAAGCCAGTTTTCGCACCAGCTGCTGCATGGTAGAATTCGGAGCATTCATGACTGCGTAAAACGGATTTTCAATCAGAGCCACCATCTTCTTCGGGAAGGTGATTTCCTCCTTTTGTCCGGTCAGCTCATTGAACAGCCGCACGCGCACATGGTTCGGGTACCACTCCACAGGCACACCAACGCGCATGGAGTAGATTTCATAGCTGTTGCTGTAGCGCGGGTCAAAGTTCGTTTTCTCCGGCACAACTGCTGCAACGCCTTCTTCCAGAAAGGTCATCACGATGTCCTGAATCAGCCCTCGACCGGTCTGGTCAGCATTGGCTTCGATATTCAGGCAATAATTAAGGCCCGAATCAATAATCGAATCAAACCGATTATTTTCATCGAGCTTTACGTGGTTGATCGTAATGGATGCGGCATCCAGAGCGATGCGATTATAGATAGAATTTATGATTGTGCGCTCACTCCCGCGAGAAAAGCGCATCCGATCGGGGCGGTAACTGTAGCCACCCCCATAATACCTGTTTCCGGGAGGGTCCCGGTTGAGAAAGGCGTTCCAGGCGTGTTTCAGCCTGGAGCCAATGTTCGTCTCCATTTTGAATTTTTCCTCCAAAAAAAGAAAAAACGCATCAACTGTTAAGCCAATGCGCCAATCTTGAATGATAGTTACTTGATGATTCTAATAGATGCAATGTCCGCTTTTGTAAGCTCCAACCGCCTATTGATGATTAAGCTCTCGATTTCGGCAGGAGCATTATCATCTGCTCCATTAACGAAGTTCATCCTCGATCATCTTGTTGAACAATTCAGTATAGGCCTGCTTGTATGCCGCCGTATTGTACTTTCCTTCCCACTTCTTGTTAAAGTCTGAAAGAATGTGGTTGCTGGAATCGTTGATTTTCGCAGCGGCACGGTTATGCGCAGCAACATACTATTTCTCAGTAACCTTGGCTATCTTCCCAGACTTGGAAGGTTTCTGCGCACTCTGTTTTGCGACAGTGTTGCCTGCTCTATTCCTGTTGGAAAGACGCGGTTCAACTACACCAAGCAGTCCGCCCGTCATTTTGTTACCAGCATTGTAAAGTGTGGCCTGAACAGCAGCTTTTCCTCGACTTGCATGTTTTGCACGAGCCTGGTTATACTTGGTTGCACCGTATGTACCAAAAACTGCAGCCTGTGCCAGTGTCTTACCCATGGACTGTTTACTGGCACGCTCGAAGGCGTTCTTTCCACCAGAAAGGCGTTCATTCTTTTCCATCATACGATTTGATTTGTTCTGATACCGTTCTGCATCGCCTATATTGCCTCTGGAGCGCGCACGATTCGATTTTGCCTGATAAACTTTTGCACGATGCACACCCCACTTCATTCCAAGGACACCATAATGGTATAACTCGGTATCAATGCCGGTCCATCTCCACATAAAGACCCTCCTTTAACTCTTCTATTTATTGAAACATCTTGTTGACCTGATATCTCGTATATTCAAGTTTCACACGACTTTGAAGATCGGAAACTTTCTGGCCCATGTACGCACCAATTTTCTTGTCAATGCCGGTAGCATGGGCTACTGCATACACTGCCGCAGCAGATGCCGAAGCTCTACCAACATTTCCCATAGCAATATTGATAGCGCTTCGGCTTGCTTTTCCGACTGCTTTTTTGGCATCCTTCGCTTTGCGCTCGGTTCTTGCTCGCGATGCTGCTTTCACCATATCCTGTTGCGCAAGTTGACGCTCAAATTCTTCTTTATAGCCAGCCTGTTTAGAGCGCTGCTTGACAGTAGCATTGATAAGCTTTCTCCGGGTTCCAGCGCCTTCACCATAAAACATTTTAGCGTTGGCGTATTCCTCGGCATCCTGCTTGGCGTATCGCCTGATACCAGCCGGGGTAAGTGTGCCGTCTTTGTTTTGGTAGCGCCGAACGCCCCATTTCATACCTTTAATACCCCAGTGGTAAATTTCCATGCCACTATTATTCCATTGCCACACTATCCATCCTCCATTCTAACTCAAATAGTCATTCATTTTGCGTTCCATATAAGCGGAGCACTCTGAAACCGTCTTATTGCCCAGCTTGGAAACATAGCCGATGGTGTTTGCTCCCACTTCTTTTGCAATTCGCTCGACGTTGTAGCGCATATACAGCTTGTCCACGACCTTCGGATTGGTCTCTGTCACCGATTGCAGACGGACAGAATCTGTATCAAACACAATCATCGGGCGCTTTGCATGATAGCTGGAGTAATCCTTGTCGTTATAATCCAGCAGAGCATTGTAGCCCTTCTTACTCAATTCCGCATAGAAACGGCTCTGTGCCACCACTTCCTGTGCATTGTGATTTGTCAGAGAGAGGTTCAACGCCTTATAGATGGCCACTTTTTCGGATGCGGTCAGCGTAGCAGGGTCTTTCTTCAGCGCATTCTCTGCCTGCTTGAAGAGCACCTGCTGAGTCGGTCTGCGCATCTTCTCTTTGGAATCTGCTATGGATGCTTCAAGATTCTGTTTGAACTCTTTTTCTTTCAGCAGTCCAGCCGTAATATCACTGGCGTTCTCATCAGAAGGCACCTTCAGCTTCTTGACTGTTTCCAGTTTCAGCTGATAGACCTTCATGCTGTTGGCCTTGTCGCGCAGTGTGGTAGCCTTTGCCAAATCCGCTTCGCTACCGGAAGCGTTCGCCTGCTTTTCTGCCTGTTTGGCATCGTAGTTGGCTCGTGTCATCAGATTCTTTCCGAAGAGCCCCATGTACTTGTCACTGTCAGCCTTCTTATAGGTGGCGTAGAACGCGAAATTCTCGAAATCCTTGGAAGTCTGAATCCGAGAGAACGTCGTGCCTTTCTTCAGATATCCATCAACATACTGCCGTCCCGTCACCTGAGTTCGAGCAGTGTTGACGCAATCTTTCATACGCATCCCCATTGTGGATGCCATGCGCTCCATTCGGCTGTCGTTCCGGCTCACACCGTAGCGCTTTCGTCCTGCCGGAGTATACGTGCCGTCAGCATACTGGTAACGCCTTACGCCCCATTTCTGGCCTTTGATGCCGTGGTGATACAGCTCCATTTTGAATGTTTCACCCCTTCAGCTCCTTAATGGCCAATGCAATACCGAGAGCCGAACTCGTAATGGTTAGAACACTTCCTGCAATCTCCAAAGTATCACTAACGGCTTCCCGGCCGGAATAGACCTTCTTCGGATTGAACATGTCGTCGTACTGTTTCTCCAGCATGGCCCGATTGATTCGTTCCCGCATCTCCTGATCTGTCATTTTGCTCAGATCCATCTTAGGGGTTCTGCGCGCCTGAATCCGCATGGACTTGTCATTCAGGGTTTTCAAGTTACCAGCCATCTGGCTGCCAGAATCAACCACGCGCTTCGTCCGTTCTCGGTCTTCTTTGACCCAGCGATTCGGGTCATTAAGACTCTCTTCGGGCAGGCGGTTATCTTTTTTCTTTTTGGCATTTGCAGCCACGTCGGTTGAATAGCGACGTTTGCCCGCATCCGTTAGACTGCCATCAGCATTCTGGTAGCGCCGAACGCCCCATTTCATACCTTTGACGCCCCAGTGCCAAATCTGGTCATTATAGTACAAGTTTCATCCTCCTTTTTCTTAATTTTTGTTGCCAACGTACCCCCCCCCATGATATAATGGGTATCATGAATATTTGTTTTCCTTTGTGTGGAGGAGGTCTGAAACTATGTCTGATTCTCAGCTGCGTCCCGCAGATTTCAATTGCGAGATTTTACCTTGTGAAGTCCCCTACAACTTTGAGGATGCTTCCCAGTTCCAAAAGCTTTCTTTTCCGGAAGAGGCTTGTGTACGGCTCAATTCTCTGCTCCAACTTGCGCCTGCAGTTGCCACTGCCGATGCTTTGTCTAAAACCTATGTGCTCCGATTCCCAGAAGGTGTACAAGGCGTTCTCATGCGCTTGAAACAAGGTGGCTTGAGCACTGTTATGGTCGGTGGAGATGGCCGTATTGTTGGCACTGCTTCTCTTATTGAGGCAGGCACAGAGATGGTCAATCTCATGAACATCTTCACTGTAGCATCTTTTGCAACTGGCCAGTATTTCCTTGCCCATATCAGCACTGAACTTTCTGAAATTCGTAAGAGCATTGACGATGTACTGAAATTTCTGAACGATGACAAACGCTCTCAACTGATTGCGGAACTTACATTTGTTAAATACGCTGCATCCAACTTTTCTTCCATCATGCTCAGTGAATCCCAGCGTACTGCCACCCTGACTAACCTTCAGCATTCCAAAATTGCTGCAGTATCGAACATTGAGTTTTATACCACCCAGCTGGAAGATAAGATTGCTTCCAAAAAATCAGGTAAGCCTTCCGAGCAATGTGCAGCTGTTCTGCAGGCAAAGCAGACGCTCGATCTTGCAATGCAGCTCTATGTCATGAGCAGCGTTATGGAGGTCTACTATTCCCAGAACTGGAACAAGCTCTATCTTGAAAACATTCACAACGATATGAAGCAGGTTCTCACCAGTTCCAAGAATCGCATGCTCCGTTCTCTGAGCGCATTTGGCACCACCATTCAGGATGCGCATAAAGATGTAAAGGTCATTGGTATGTCCATTCCCAAAGGCGGATACTCTGAGGTCGAAAACGAACTCTTCAAGACCATCGACGAGCTTTCTAATAAGACAGAACTTCCTCTGCTGGAACTTGCTGACGATGCTCTCCAAAGCCCCAAGAAAGAAACTAAACTGTACATGACCGGTGATGGCGAGGTCTATCAAAAGGTCGTTTGATTTACTCAAACGCTTCTCGATTCAACTTCCACGCAATGTAGGCATCCATCATAGCAGCCACTGCATCGATTTTCTGGTCGGAACGGCGTTTCAGCAGCTTGCGGTTGCCGTTCGTATCCTCCAAAGCAATACAGTTGCCCATGGCGAATTGCATAAGAGCCTCGTCAAAGAGCAATTTTCGCTGTTCGGAGAGCTTCTTCAGCTCACCTAAAGGAACGCTCTCGGTCTTTGCGCCCTGAATAACTTTCTCCACGCCAAACGGTGCATTCTCTGTACACCAGCGTTCTACAAAGTCCTTGGCATTATAAGGGTCATACCCAAAGCACCGGACATCATAGTCATTCTGCTGAATGAAGTTATCGAGGTCATCATAGACCTGCATCATGTCTAACACAGTACCATCGAACACCTGTAGCGTGCCTTCCTGCATAAACTGGTCGTACTTCTGGCGCATTGCCTGCGGAAGCTTTGACAGCGTGTAAGAGGTAATGTAGTCTCTGGTTTTTACGCCAAAGAAACCGTTCGCCATCGGGAACAGGAATGTAAACGCACAGAAGTCATCACCCTGCGACAAGTCTGCGCCGAGAGCACAAGGCATCTGCCAGTAATCTCGGTGGCGATGTGGCAGGGTTTCTTCATACGGAAAGAAGTAGGTATACCCCTCCATAGGAATGTTAAAGCGCTTGGCCAGAATGTCGTTTCTGGAGCCAGGCGCTTTTTCTGCGCGTTCCACATCCAGCTGATACGTTTCGTAGCTGACAGTCTGTCCCAGATTCGGGTTTGCCTTCAGCCACATATCGGGGTTTGTAACTTCATCGATGGAATCCAACTTGTAGTACCAGATGGACACATGGGGGTTGATGTACTCCCCTTTCAGGATGTCCATTAACTCCATTTTGATTGTATCACCACAACCATTACGGACGGTTCCCTCTGAGCTGGTCGCGACAATGAGATAGTCCTCGTTCTTCGATGCACCCTGTTCAAGTGCACTGATGGGGTCCTCCCGAATGTCGCAACTCAGCCATTCATCAACAGTTGCTACACGGTCTCTTCGCCCCTGTAGTTTGTCGATGGTCATGGGGCGTACTTCCAACAGACTGTTCGTCAGAAAATTCTCGATGCCCTTCTTGGTCGATGCCAGTTTCACACGGTCAGATTTTGCGCCGGTCGTGTTTTGCAGGCTTCCCTCCGTCATAAACTTCAAAAGAGGTCCCTTCGACCGAGCCAATGCTGTACGGATCGGTGAAAGAACCTCTTCTGCTTGCTTCATGGTTGGTGCTGTAGTGCATTGCTGGGTGGTCGATACATCCACGGTCAGAAAGTAGCTCTGAATGAATGCGTCGTACATGGTCTTGGCGGCACCACGAGGAATGATAAGATACTGCTTCGTGATAAGCCGTTTCTTGATACGCTTTCGCTCATAGTGACCGCCGTGTCCTCCGGGATTGGGCACATAGATACTGCGGTCCACAAAGTAGTACCAGCCAAATATCTCTTCTGCCCAAAGCTTGAAGGAATCCAGCAGTTTCAGGTCTCCGCCGTCAGTAAGGGTCAGTTCGTTCTCGCAGAACTTGACAAAACCTTCAACTGCTTTATCGTCATAGTAGATGCCTGGGTTTGCAATCAGGTCATCAATCCGGTTCATCTCCATGGAGACTTCTCGGCATACCGGAATTTCACCCCGAATCACGGCCTCTCGAAACCGGCCATAATAAATCGGCGTGGCCGTGTTTGACAGTGCCATCTTCTGGTCTCCTATTATAATAAGGTAAGCGCTTTACTCTTCCGGGTGGTCATGCTCCACATTCAGCCGCCACTCCATTTCGGATGCGGTATTCTGCAGGGCCTCTTTGGTCACGCTGCTTTGCGGCACATCGAAGCCCAGCAGCCGCACCTTGACTGCCACATAAGCTTTTACAGCTTCCACCTTCACCGGGTCAGCAATGAACTGGTTCCAAGTAGCGCTTTTGTCGGAAATGAAAAAACCCTCTTTCGGGCCCACGCCCATCTGGGAAAGGATCATCAGCACAGTGTTGATGTACATGATGATGTCCGGATCGAATGCCTCATAGTCTGCAGGCAGACCCAACAGCTTTTTTACAGAAGTGAGAATGCTGTCCATAGTTGCTCCTTAGTCCGGGATACACTTGTTGTCCCACTTCTTGTAGGCATCCAGATAGGTCTCGTTCTTGTCGCCATTGTGAGTGATCTCGTAATACACCCCGTCGGATACGGTGGTGCTCACAAGCGCCTTCCAGTTCTGCAGAGTTTTGCTGAACCACACGATGAACACATCCTCCATCGTCAGCTTCTTGCCGTCAGTCACGTCCACATGGGCGTTAAAGTAGTCCACCACCAGTTGCTTTGCGCGGTTCATCATAGCTTCGTTGTTCATGTCATTTCCTCCATGGGCAGGTATCGCCCGGTCTTCGTTCTGTGAATACTGGCTCCAGAATGCTGTCATCCCCATAATGGATTGCCTTATGTGTTTGGTCGGATACACAAATCACATTATCAGGGTCAAGTAAGCACTCTCGATGCTCCAGTACATCTTCTTTTGTAATAGGGGTTATGTGGTGAATGATGATGCGTGGTCGAATAAGCCTTCCACCTCGGACAACCCAGTCAGTAATCTCGTGATCAGGAACACCAAGGTCACATCCCATGTCCCGAACAATAATTTTGTCACGGAACATCCTCCATTCTCTGGACTGGTAAAAATCTTGGTTCAGGTACCTGTCAAATCCAAATGTATCATGCCCAACAGCACCATGCAGTTGCAAATAATGGAACCGGTCTTCAAAGGTCGAATACTGACAAAGCTCAGAATATGTTCTCTGGTTCATCGTTATCTTCCACCCCGCCATATTCCCGCATTGCCTTGATTGCCTCCTTGTAAAGAAGGGCGTTATCTTTGGCTGCTTGAATAGCATCTGCTTTTGCATGAAGAAGTGTATTCTCTGCTTCCAGCTTTTTCTTCTCCAGTTCTGATTTGACCGTAGCCAGTTTCAGAAAATGAGTCGTTTCGGCTGAAGATGCCGTTCCTTCTCGCAATCGCTTCTCCACCAGATCCATTGCTAGGGAAATCATCTGGTTTTCTCGTACTTCTGGGGACAATGTTGGCCGCATGGGAGCCACGTCTTCAGAAGCAGCTTTCTTTGTCCTCATTTTTGTCATCCTTCTATTCTGTTTTGATTTGGTTTGCACTAGAATCTTGCCTGTTTCCCACACTTTTCAATGGCTTTTGTAAGAGTTTATGGGAGCCGGTTGTGGTGTCTTTCTAATCATTTGAAAGGAGAAGAAAAATGAACAAACGACAAATGGAGGTTGTTTAAAGAGAGCACCCTCCCATAAGCTCTTACAAAAACCACCGAGGCACAGTCTACACCCTGAAACCTCGGCAGTAGTTAAAACCCAATTCTCAATTTTCCCTCCGGGGAAAAATCAAAGACCGGCGCGATTTGGGGAGGGGGTGTATTTTTCAAGCACCCCCCCTATACCCCTTTTACGCTGTTTGCTCTCCAGGAGCATCATCTTTGATATCGAGTTTGAGCTTTTTGTAGATATTGAGCGGATCATTGGCCACGATTTGGTCGATAGCCTGCTCAATTTCATACGCATTTTCTGCGTCCGTGAGCTGGTCAGAGGTGTAAGCCATCCGCATCAGCAGCCCAGACGAGTTATAACCCTTGTCGGTGTCGAACCGATACCAGTCCTCAAACTGTTCATAAGGACTGTATGGGTTGTCAACAGTGGTTAAAAAGCATCGAATCATAGTTCAAAGCCTTTCTTACTTGTTAAGATTATCATAAATCGTTGATTCAGGGACGCCGCAAGCCTTTGCAATCTCTGCATAGCTATAGCCGTTTGCCAACATTGCTTGTGCTTTGCCTAACTTAGCAGAAGACAACGTTGTACTTGCTTTTGGCATTGCTCGTTTGATGATTTCATCCGACTTTGACGAGTTCAGAATCTTCATCAGCTTGGAATCAGAGATTGCACCAGCTTGAACTGCTTCCCATTCACGATCTGTGAACGTAATCTTTGTCTTGCTGCCGCTTGCACCAACAGAATCGCGTGCGCGCTGCATCTCAACAGCGGCAATCTTCTTGATTTCTTTCTTGTCCTTCTTATAGTCCAAACCTTGAGCCTGTACTTTAGCCTTAATATTCTCGTTTGCAATAATGGTAGCACGCCGTTCTTTCGGCTTATTACCAATAACCGCATTGAGCTTAGCGTTAATAGACTCAACTTCGGCTCTATATTTTTCGGCAGCATCAGGGCTTTTCTGGATGCCCTTCATATTTACAGCCTCTTTCCGCGCCTGATTAGCCAAAGCCTTCAGTTCATTTGAAAAATCGGCATAGTAATTTTCTTGAATGGTGCCGGAGGATAGGTCTCGTGCGTTAGGGTGCATGGAAATAAGACTTACTTCCGTCATAGCTTGTACTCTCTTGCCCGTTTTGGGGTCAATAAAAGTACGCCCAGACTCCTTATATATTTTTTCGCCCGTCTCTTTATCGATTCGAGCACTTCCTTTGCGCTCAGGCACTCGAACGGTCTGTTTTCTTCTGGATAAGAGCGTGGATGCACCGCCATATTTTTCAGTACCGTCCTCTTGCACTCTGATTTGCCATTTTTGCTTCAGCTCCTGGATACCATTTTCACGTTCAGAACGTTTATAGTCCAGCTTATGCTTTTCCGCATCAATAACGACCATGGAATGCTTGACGGCACGAGCAATATCGCCTTCAGGTGCGCCGCGAAGAGTCATGTCAGTAATAAGATTGGAAATAATTCCCATCTCTTTCTGCTTTTCCTCTTTCTTCATGAGGCGCACGCCATTGGGATTTCCTTCAGGCACAGCATATGCAATCTTGGGGTCGAAGTCTTTCAAATCCTTCAGAGCGGGGGTGGATTTAATATCGACTTTGCTCGACTTTGGAATCGCTACAACCGTGTCGCCATCAAAATCAGCACCAGACAAACGTTCTGCAACCTTTGCGTTGATGCCAATTGCATCCTGCACATTGCCGAGATTTCTACGCCCGGACAAATTCTTGTTATTGACCGTTACAATAGGAATCTCAAAGGTTCCTGCATGAGGAAAACGAACCAATGCAAGCTGAGTGCCATCAGGATATGTAGGGCAATAGCATTCTCTCTCTCCGATTTTGGACAGTGGTAAAATAACCTTTGTCGCCTGACCCGGGAAAGAAGATGCTTTCAGGGTCATCGAGTTGCCCTCGCAAGTATCTGCGAAGTCAAGCAGCAGCTTTTTCCGAATCGTCGGATTGTCATACTGCATAATTTCGTCATATTCTGCCTTGCGGTCAGCAACAGTAAGATCCAATTGCTGTTTCAGAAGTTTGACCGGCTGTTTGGACAGAAACTGCGAAGAAAGGTTCTTTGCCATGGTGTCCCAATCGCCTTCTTCTTTCAGCTTATTGATGGGCGACAGATGTTCTTTTCCGTCCTCACCAATATAGGTGCTCTGACCATTTGCCTTGATAGATGCGCCGAAAGGATTATCGGGATCATCTTTGATAGGCTTTAAGACCTTCATTTTCGGAGTGCCGGATTTCTTGTTGGTGTTAAACACCACATCATAGCCTTCAGGAATATCGTCAGAATATACAGCCATGCCTTTCAGGTAATGACTGTCATCTACCATGATACGAACCTGCGCATAATGCGATTTTCCGAGGTTCAGGTCAGCAACACCTCTCCGAATCTCGATAACACCATCCTTGTCCAAACCACCTTCATCACCATAACGAATACAAACACGGTCAGAACTCATGCTGCTAGGGCGCTGAAGCTTCTTGAACGTTTCGCCACCATCTTCAGAATGATACTCGCCAAGAGGCTGGATTTCATTCTGATGCTGATATGCATATTTCTGGTCATATTCCGGCTTTGCCAGAACAGTGATGTTGGTCTGCTGGTTAATATTTGTTGGCTGACGAATGCCAACGCCATAACGCTGATATCCGTGCTCTGCCTCTAAAACAAATATAGCATCGTCCAAATCACCTTCTGAAACGCCCAGAACCAGATTTGTACCTTCAGAAACATCGATCATGCCCTTCTTATCGACTTCCTTACGCAGGGTCTCGGCAATTTCTTTGGTTCTGGTATATTTATCAGGTTTGTCATTCTTCAGCATCGAACGAACCGTGGATTCAGATAAGCCCATCTCACGACCGATTTCTGTGGGGCCGAGCCCATCCTGAGATAAGGCGCGTGCACGGTCATATTTGAGCTGCTGGCGTTCGTGAATGGCTCTGCGTTGTGCCATACGGAACTCGGTGGCACCCATCTTATATTCTTCGGGGAGAGAATCATTGATGGTCTGGAGAATATCCTTCTCCTTCATGCCGCTTTTCTTCAGCTCCTCAACACGTGACAGAAAATCACCTGAGCGCTGATACGGATTCTCGCCAGAACCCCACGGATATCTGCCTGAGTGGCGCTTGGTGCCATAATGCTCCAGGATACTGTCTTCCGGTGCGATACCGAAATATCCTCGAATATCTCTCTCTACCGGATTCATGCTGTCGCTCCTAACTTCAGTTCAGTAATGATTTTGTTGAACTCAATAATTTTGCTAATGATAGGATCGATGTCCTCACAAGTCGGATTCACAATCCAAATATCATCATTCTGGTAGATACGGTTTTCGATTTGAATATCGCGAGGCTTGACGCCATACTCCAAGCAGAAAAGCGCATCATAGATGAAGAGCTGTTCCATGTGTGCCGGTACCAGACCGGTCTTCAAATCGTGGATACGCAGGAAGTTGTTTGCAAAATGAATCGTATCGGCTGTGCCATAGCAGTTCTCTGAATAATAAAGAACCACTTCCGGGGTCATACAAAAGCCAATTGCATCGTTGACATAGGAGTTGAGCGTCTTCTTACTCCGAGGAAGCTTCTGTCCTAACGCAATGCTTTCTGCAGCATATGCATGAAGCCGTGTTCCTCTCTCCTTCGCCTGATAGTTTACAAAGGACTCTGCAATCCGGGCTGCATCATAATTGATCCAATGATACTTACTCGCCCCCAGAAAAGCGTGCTGGCCTTGCAGTCGTGAATGATCGTTCCAGTTCATCCAGTATCTCCTCCTTATTCTCAGGATAAATAAAAGAGGCATAGCTCATTTCGTTCATCTTGGCTACGTAGTAGTCTTGATTCGGACGATGCGATGCCTTGCCTGTCTTCTTTCCTTCGAGTGCTGCCCACCTGTCTCGATATAAAACCAAGAGATCCGGAATCCCTTGAATTTCATTCGGGTCGAGATGAACGACCATGCAGCCAGGAAAGCGTTTCTTCAGGTCTTTCACCAATCCTGTTTTGAATTTGTTCTCTAGCATACAAACCTCCAAAAATAAAAGAGGAACAGCATGTTTTACGCACACTGTTCCTCCCATAAAAGAGCAAGAAATTTACGCGGGGATAATTGGTAATATTTGTCAATCTTTTAGAAGGATAAAAATATAAGGACTGCCACAATCGTGACAATCCTCAAACTTTCACCTTACAGATACCAAGTAAAGGGAGCTTCCTCGTACATTTCAGGAGGACCTGCCCGCTTCTCTGCATTCGGATACATATATTCACCATAATCGTTCTTCAGACCAGTCTCATCATCCCAATAGGGCATAGGCCAATCAATGTCGGAAATATCATAGACCTTACCGCAGATAGGACAACGCCACTTTTCCTGATTTCGTACCTTTCTCATCCTGACGCCATTACATTCGCACCAGGGCTCTTTCACATGAAGTTCTGTATCGCCATTATAATAGCAGCGCACCAAATTATTTGCGCTGTCCAACGTAGTCCACTCGTGATAGCCAAACTCATTCTCATACTGGGCCATAAACGGAATTTCACGCTTTTTCATAACTTTGCACCTCGTAACTCAATTATATAGTTTTTGTTATTCTTTTACAAGGTGAAAGTGGTGGCCCTCTTGGCCAATTCGAGCAGAAAACTTGCTGTGGCCAAAAACCCATTTTTATTTCCAACTACTATATATAAAATTTTTAATTTTTTTATTAAATTAAGAAAAAAAGTGGGTTTTTGGCCAAACGGCATATTTTTAACGTATCTACGTCAAAAGTCGTGGCCATTTTTACAAAAATTTTTGGCCACAAAGTGGGTTTTTGGCCATAAAATCGCCATTTTTTCACGCATTGACAATTATTGACAAGAATTCCACGAGAAAAAATGGCCAAAAATTCACACCGCGACAATCTTTGACAAATCTTGACATCAAAAAGAAAAGGCCCTGAAATTGCTCCAGAGCCTCCCTTTTTCAGCGGATGATGCCTAAATTTTCAAACATTGCCATGACGGAAACGTATGTCATGAGTGCTGCAAAGATGAGCAACATAACGAACAGATAGCGTCTTCTCTCAGCTTCCTCTTCTTGCCGTTTCTTCTCTTTCAGTGCCATGCGCATCATGATAATTTCCTTCAAGTCCTTAGAAAATCCCATCCAGAGCACACCCTTTCTGTTCCAAGAATATCAGTCTTTGGCCATGATGTCAAGGTTGATAATGGCCACTATCCGTCTGCAACGTTCTCCTTTATACCGGAAGATTACAGCAGGAATCATCGTGTCATACTGGATTTCGCTCACGGGTTTTTGAACAGTCGGATTGGTGCCACGAATGCGCACCCAAACCTTACCATCGTCGATACTCTTTTGGTCAATGCCACAAATATCATGCATCACTTATTACACCTCCTCCCGTATCAAATATCGCGCAGAGATATACAAGAACTGTTTCAAAGGCATTGCCTGCCGAGGAGTATCACCCAACACCTCGTAATAAAGCGGCCCATGCATCTGCTTCCGAATCACTGCATAGTCTACCGCCCGACGAAGAAGTCTGTCCATCGCAATGGCGCTCGTGTGATACTTCACGCACAGCTTTCGGTTAATGTCCACAATGGTTGGCGATTCGTTGTTCTGTAGAGCGTTTTTGAGAATATCGATAGCATCGATGAGAGCATCAAAACCGCTCATCCAAACAGGCACACCCATGCTATCTACAAATTCATATGTAGTCATTTAGCTTTCATCATCTTCTTTCGGTATTTTTCGCCAAGAGCTACTATGTGGATATAAGTCATGGGCGTAAAATGCATACCCATCTCCTTATTGATTTCACAAATGGCGCTCCTGATTGAGCTTTCGACCTTCTGCGGCGGAATTTCATGCTTCCGAGCAATCATAACGTAAATATCCGTCAGGCTTGCAGGTGTGAGTAAGCCAGACACCATCTGAACACCGATTTCCACAGCCTCGTCAAGGTAGGTCACGACCGTACCTCCACATCCGGCAGAATATCCGTGTGGAAATAGAGCTTATAGTGGTATGGATCGGTATGAGTGCCAGTAATATCCTCAACAACATACATGGTGTACTCGTTCAGATAAATATAATTCTTCTTATATTCGTTCGGACCGGTCTTCACCGTACACACAAGTTCGTTGTTTTCATTGTTCGAGATGGACATAGCACCTTCCATTTCAAGGATGACGTTGTCCGTACGTGCGTTATAGACCGTGATCCGGCGCTCTGCTTCAAAGTAGTTAGCCTGCTTGGAAATGTTCCGATTGACCTTATCCGCTTCGGAGCAGCTGCACAGAATCACACAGCCCACGAGCATCATCAGACATGCAACAACACAAATAATACGATTTTTCATAGTTAATCACCTCATCCAAATATCATGTAAATCAGAAGCAAGAACCAACCAGTGTATCTGATGATTCTCTGCTTTTCTTTGCCGATGTTCTCAGCAAAAGACATTCCAATTGCGATAGCTTGTAAAATAATGCTTGCAAGTAGCACAATTCGCATCACTTCTCCACGCTCCCCATCCGTGTCTGGTCGTCCTTCGGCCAGTACGTGTAAATATCATCGAACACCACCGGGATCTTGCTCTGCAGCTCCTTCAGCAGCGGGCACATAAGCTCCCGCATCTGAGGATGGGCTGCCACAGGAGTACGCAGCTTGAAGATGTTGCGCCACTCACGGTAGTTGGCAGTCACGACGATCTCGGTTTTCAGGCACAGGGGCAGTACACAGCGAGCCTGTTCAGGACGATAGCCGTTCATAAGCATCAAAAAATAAGTTTTTTCTGCCAATTCGCAGGATTCTACCCATTTACGATAGAACAGTCGATTCTGCTCTTTATCGATATAAAACGGCTCCACAACGGTAATGCTGCCCTCAAACTTCTCCCCCGCATAGTTGCAGTACCGGGTGCTCTCCTGCGCAAAGGATGCAATGCGGTGCCGCACCAGCTCATTGGCCACACCACGGTCGCACGTAAAGAGTACGCTCAGCTGAGAATGCTCCAGCATAGCCTCATGCTCCTGCTTCACCAGAAAGCGCACCAGTTTCTTCGCCGACTCGCCATCCGGCGTGATCTTGTCCTCGCTCTTGTAGCAGACCCGCGCCACCCGCTCGATCTGCTGCAGTTCCTTGATGCCACCCTCAGAAATATCAGTGAGGATTTCGTACTTAGGTTCAACGATTTTCATAATTAGTTCTCCTTTTCATCAGTGAATCCACCATTTCGAGCTGACTGAGGCTCTTTCCATTACCCCTTTGCGGAATTATGTACCCGAGATGAGCCACTTGTTTATGGTCGCAGGATTTTACTTTGGGACACTTCTGGCATTTTGGAGCAAGAATGGTGATCGCTCCAAAGTCTTCGTTCATAAACTATCCTCTCGCTTCAACTTGCACTCCCAGTCGCCGCAGATATCTCCGCAAGCGAACTTCTTCGCAGTTTTCATGCCTTTACGGATGGCCTCCTGCTTGTCGGTCGCCCTGACTTCAAAGGTATGATGGGCACCGCCATTGTCTGTGCAGGAAAATATAAAGGTGTACTTTATCATGCTTCTTGCCTCTCAAAATTTAATGGATCATATACGTATCCCATAGGCCAGTCCAGGCGTTCCAGCCAGCACGGATAATAGCGAAACGGAAGTTCCAATCCGAACCAGTTTGCGTTCAGAATCATGGTTTCTTCTCTTACAACAAGCACGAGATGGAACCTGAAATATTTTCTTGATGCGGATTCCACTCGGTAAAATTCAAGCCCTGGAAAGCACATAAATAATTCTCCTAGTCCTCTAATACCATAACGATAAAGTCAATAATGCTGTTCAAAGCACCGACGACCTTAAACAAAATATCTTTCACGAGATTCTGTCGTTTTGGGGTTATTGCAGGCGCTTCATGCCTCCAAATATCTACGCTCGGGCTTTTAACGACGTACTCTATCGGTGCATTATTTGCATACAATATTTCCACTTCTGTGCGTTCGTCAATTAAGGCCATGTATTCTCGCATCTCATTCGCGCTCATGCCGCCGTAGCGAATGCTTTGAAGTGCTTGATTATACAAGTATTCTTCCAATGCTTCTCACCTCACAGCAAAATCCGAAACAGCGTGAACCAAATCACCTTCAGCGTAACCACAATGATGGTCATAGCCAGCATATGGCCGAGGAACCTGCCAATCTTATCCCAAATATCAGGTTTCTTCATCTCAATTCCTTTCTACACTCGATTTCATTTGCCGAAATATCATAATCAAATGCCAATTCGGTTTTGGAAGAAAGCTCTTCATCTTCTTCATCCGGTTCATTCCCGACGGGATATGCTAATAATTCGATATTCTTGTAGTAAAACACCTTGTAAAACGTCTTCACCCCACACACCTCCTCGCAGCATCCACCCGGCACTCCGCAGCGTTCAACTCGAAAATAGCGGCAGCCACAAATTCCGGGTCGCAGTTCTCAAAGTGGTTCCGAGCCACTTCCAAATCCCGCAAAGCCTCCCGCAGGGTATTAACTGTCGTTGGGATCGGCTCCATGCGGAATATCTTTTTGACATACTCAGCGATTTTTCGCAGCATTTCTACCCCTCCACATCTTTGTGCCCTGACGAGCCGTGAGCCAGCCCTCAACATCATCATGGCCAAGCAGCTGCGTACCCATCACCTCGATAAGCCCCTGCTCAAAGCCATAGGAACCCCAGCCCCACACGCCATCCCAGATACGGTTTCCTGTGGAGTCATACGCAACAATCTGTTCGCCACCATCATGCCGTCCGCCGGGAAGATACTCCTGATTGTCCGGTCTATCCATCTCAGGCCAACGACGCCCATAAGTATGAGGAACCTTAGTGTGCTTCAGCAGAATATCCAGTTTCTGCATCTCGGTCATGTGGCTCCGAACTCGGAGTTTCCAGGTTTTCTTAGACATGTTTCTCATTTGACTTTCACCTTGGCTTCCTTGAAGTTGATGGGCTTCTTGGTACCCTCCCGCGCACACTCCGTAAGACACTCGTTGCAAGGCTCGTCCGTCTCCAGCACCTTGAAGTTCTTGCACTTCGGACAGTAGGTTGCATAATCCACTTCGCGCATCCAGTCATTCATCGGTTTCACCTTTAAGCCTTTCATCCACAATATCTTTTATGGAGACAATCACCGCACGGTTGCAATAACAGCATTTCAACTTAATTTTTTCATTGGGAACGCACACTCGCCATGCTACGCCATCGCAAATCTGCCCATTCTCTTTAATGATCGTAGCCTCACAATTGGGGCAAAGGACTTGATAGTTCTTTTTCTTAACCTCCCCAACCTTCACAGCAAACCTATCATCCAACTCCGGATGGGTCTCCCGCTGGTTCAGCGCCCAGAGCAGGTTCCAGCAGGCAGCTCGCAGGTGGTCCTCATCATCCATACCGACCATGTACTTTGCCAGATGCCGAGAAGCACTGTCCAGCAGCGAGTGCAGCGGGATACCCTTATCCACATTGTGCTCGCCATACTTCAGGGCACCTTCTTCGCAGTGCTTGCTGACCTCCATGATGCCATACCAGGGCAGAAGATCCATGCGGCCCTTTCCTGCATGCATATCACGCTTTGCGCCGGTTTCAAATTCTGTGCGGTCTCCAGAGTCTTTAATCATTTTTGCTCCTCCCAAGGATATTTTTCTGCTCTTGTTCCATCTGCTAAAATTTTGCAGTAGCACTTTTGGTCAGGTAATACACACTCACCAGCGTTCTCGATGTTGATATCGCAGTCTTTATATTCGCCGTAAATACTACGCTTGCAATCTGTGCAATAGTTAATCTCTCCCATAAAACATCAATCCTTTCTTACTTAATGAGATTCACATGATGCTGGTAAACCTCAACAACATCTCGTGGATGGTTCTTTTTTCCAAAGAACATTGCAATATGTGGGTACTTATCTCGTCCATCGTTGCGGCAATACAATTTTGTGGGAACTTTGTAGCGAGGCAACGCTTCTTCGGTATACACAATTTTTATAAGTTGAATCTCATGATACGTCACCTTCATCTTCTGAATAAGTTTCTTCTTGCTTTTCCGTGAGATATTTCCCATCAGCAGAACCTCCTGATACGCCCCTGCATAACCTTGTTGGGAATATCCCGCCACCGGATTTTGCATTTGTCCTTGTAGTCAGGGCGCAGCTTCTGCAGAATCATATTCAATGGCTGCCTCTTAATTTCTTCAATCAAGTCCATGAGACAAGCCGTTACTTTCTCGAAGCATTCTGCAATCGCATTTAAGACATCTGCTATTTTCTCACAGGTCGTCGCAGTAAGCCTTAAAGAATCATAAATATCATGCTCCATAGAATTTCCTTTCGTTGAACTGTTTCTTTTGCATCAATGCTCTGGAAATGGCCACATCGATACCACTACGACTCTTCAGGTGGTAGAACCAGAGATCCTTGAAAGGTGTGTTCAGCCGGTCGATGCGCCCGGCTGCCTGCTCCATGACCTTATAGGAGTAGTTCTGGCTATAAAAAATAATGGTATCTGTCTTGATACAGTTCCAACCTTCTGCTCCAGCGTTGTACTGAACCAGATAGACCCATTTATCCGTATCCGGTATCGGTTGATGCTTGTGTCCATTCCACTGAGCCACCTCCACGCCGTTGTCATAGGGCAGATGCAGGAGAATATCCAACTCATAGTCGAAGTTATAGAAGATGATAACTCTCGGGTGTGTCATGCAAATATCAAGCACTTCCTGTTGCCGAGATTCATCTGCATTGACCACCCTCCGCAAGCTGGAACAGAACTCACTTGCTGTTTCAATAGGCCGCCCTTCCCATGGATTCCACCGGCTCATGCAAATATCTTTGTACTTGCGCTGGTCGAACCCGACGTAGATGTTCTCATGATGTGGTATCGTTTTCCGTTCAAAGTCCATATCGACCAGAATCCGTTCCCGCAGACGTATCAGCCTGCCGGTGTTCAAATATCTATCGATTTTGGGGTACTTTGAGAATCGACTATAAACCACGTGCTCATTATTGAACTGTGTCCGGTTTTTATAGAACCCGTTTGCAATGAATACCGGAATATAATCCGTCCAACAGTCGCCAGGCGTAGCACTCAGAAGAATCCAGTCGTTTTCCTTCGTAATACGCAAGAAATCTTTCACCCACGAGCCATTGCCCACAACACGCTGTTCATCGAATATGAAGAATGCACGTTTGACGCCAACGTACTTGCCGATGTTGTTCCAAGAATCAACCACGACCTTGTGGTTGTAAAGGTCAAGGCTCTCATCAGTAGACATGAAAAAAGGAGCGAGTTCTTCATCCCACTCCCCTGTGTCACGCTTCCGTGCTGTTGTGATAATATAAAGGTCTTCGGGCTCAACCATTGGAACATACTCTTCTGTATTGAGCTTTCCGTCGAACATCTGGTAATAAAATGCCAGACCTGTTCTGCTTTTTCCGCTTCCCACCCCACCGCACAGAATACAACCCAGCCTCATTTTCTGGACCGCTTCGAGCTGGTAGTCGTAAAGCTGAACTCCCGCCATCAGAATAATCACCTCATTTCTTCATGAACATGAATGGCTTCAGGATAGCAATGGTTCTCATAAGCCAACAGCGCAATTGTGGCTTCCTCTTCATCTGCGCCCTCGCCAAATATTGTGTACGCGAATATCTCTTTACCTTTATAAGTAAAGACTTTCCATAACTGTTTCGGTTTCATAGCAGTGACCTCAGGAAATTTTCACAACGGTTTCCTTACCGCCCTGATTGCCGGTAATGGCATCCGAAATGGAACCGTAAATTTTCTTAACGTTCTTCAGGTTGTCATTGAAGTCGTCCAGAATATCCTCCATGCTCTCTGCCAGCTGATTCTTAGCCTCGTCTTTTACTTCTTCACGCAGATCAGAAATATCAATCCGACCGAGCTGGTCCTTGATTTCCTTCTTTACGCTACCCTGCAGGGTTACATACTCCTTGTTGATGGCAGACTTGACCTGACGGGCTGTTTCTGCGTGAATATCCGTAATAGCCGCGCTAGTTGCCCGCTGGATTGCATAGTCAGTCCGGTTCACGACAGCTTTATCCACAGCATCCTTGATGATATACTCAGGGATCTGGATGGCGGCATCATCTGCCAGCCGGTCAATTTTGCTGTCCAGCTTCTTCGCAAGGGCATTCATCTTGCAGTGAACTCCGACAGCGTAACCTGCACCGACCAGACCGATAGCCCATCCTGCTGCATTCATGTAGAACTCCATAGATTTTTTCATATTGATACTCCTTTGTTTTATGTGTGCATTTCGGACACTTGCAGGCCATACAGGATTCGAACCTGTCACGCTCGCCCTAGCGATTGACCCATATAAAAGGAGCCGCAGATTTCTCCACGGCTCCCGAAATTATTGCGATTACTGCTTCGGCTTCATACGCACAAAATATCTTTTGCCGTCCTCGTCCTCGATCAGACAATAGCAGCGGCGAAACATCCTAGCGTATTTTTCAATCATCTCATCCGAAAGAGAGCCAAAGTCATCTTCGGTCAGGCCAACAATCAGGAATGTACCAACCACATAGTCGTACATCTGAGCGTCAGCATTATAGAGCGGCCGGTTGAACTCCAAGCCCATGAGTTTGCCCTCATCGTTGCAAATAAGGGCAACCTTGTCATCCCACGGGTAGGTTGCTTGGATCGTGCCTCCAACCTCTTTCTGCAGAGATTCCAGCGAGCCATCAATTTCGATGACCTCCGGTCGGCACATCGGTTTGATACGCAATACTTTCATAGTTCTTCTCCTTTATTGAAAATATAAGTCTGAGCTGCTGCCTCTGAGAACGCCATTTGCGACGTGGGCACTCACCGGCTGGTTCATTCAACGGAAGACTAACTCCTGCACTCAGAAATATCATTTAATAAATTTCGAGGTTTGCGAGACGCGCATCACGACGCTTCTGTTCGATGATGTCAGGAGCAACATAACTGACATTCACCAGATAGGACGGGATGCTGTAGTTCTTTGCAGCGAGATTCTCGATGATGCAGCCACGGTAGCTCTTGTCCTCATCGTAAATGCCGATGAAACGGTCTGCTTCCGACAGTTTCTTGATGCTCTCGCCGAGATACCAAAGAGCCATATTGGTGTTCTCAGGAGGATCATCCTCGAAATAAGTCGGGATAACCTCCAGTTCTTCGCCAAAGACAGCCTCTGCAATCTTGTGCATCTGCTCCATGGATGCTTTGATAGCGTATTCCGTGCGGTTGCGCATAGGAACACTGATAAACAGTTTCTTCATGTGCGCCTCCTTAGAACGGCATGTCGTTCGGATCGTTAGGCTCAGCCATCTCGCGCTGCTCGTACTTAGCAGCATACGGGTCGGCATCTGCATCCTGCTCCACATAGAGAATATCTGCGTACAGCGTGTACTGGCCGGGGTTGTTCCGGTTCTCATACAGGTTAGCCTGCAGGTTCACGTTCTTCACGCGGATATAATCCAACTGACCGATGTTCTCGGCATTGCAGGCAACCTTGCGGCCGGTGGTAGTGATCCAGAAAACCTGAGGAGGCCACTTGGAGTCCATGTTGACCGTCACCGGGACGTAGAAGGTCGGTACGAATGGCTCATCGTAGGTGTAGTTGGGGTTCGGCTTGGTCTGCTTGACGTTCAACCCCATTTCGATGAGCTGCTGAGCCTGCTCCTCCGTAGGAATGACCACGTTCACACGCCGCCGGGACGAGCCGTAGCGGTCGCGATTCGGGTCGCCAGAGAAATTGGTGTCGAAAATAAACCAGGTATTGTCAATATTCACCTTTGCTTTCATAATAGAAACTCCTTTATTTATAATGTGTTGTAGTTATTGAACGGCGTAGAGTGCTCAACATATTCGTCAACGAGCCGACAGCCAGCCTCGAGTGTCACTCCACCGGCCAGCTCTTTCTTTGGGCGGTATGCCATGCAGTTTTCCTCATAACAATCCATGAACTGACCTTTTTCATGCGACGAATATTCACTCTCATATTTCTGAAAGGGGCACTTCACGCTCATTCACCTCGCTCAGCTTTACCGGCAGCCATATGGGCAAGTTCATGTACGGTCTTGGTTGCGATTGCCGCAGCCTGATTCAGACCGGCCATCATGTCCGTAATCGAACCGACAGAACCCGGTTCCTTCTTTTTCTTCTTGGTATACTGCTTGAAGACCTTATGGAAGCGGTTATCATTGCCTGCCATCTTCTTGACAATGGCCATAGCAAGTCCTTTTTCCATGTCGAAACTATCTTCCGGGCCGCACTTTACCACGGTCTTCGTGCCGTCAGACCACAGGACGACCGTTGCCGGATCGTTGAAGATGACCTTACGGATGTTGACATTGCACATACCAAACCGCACAATATCATTCTTTTCGGCACGCTCCGTAGACTGGCGGGAGTAGTCAATTGCCATCGCAGTATAAATAGCCCTGTCAATGTCAATTCCCAGGTTGTTTGCCGACACCCTAATCACGTCTTTGCTAGGATTCCAGGGAAGTTTTTCCATTTATCTCACCTCATAATTTCTTGCAGCTTCGTCCTGAATATCACCCCACGGCAAGTCAGGCTTTTGCCAAGGTGGCATTCCACCATCGTCCGATACGAACCATTCCAGGTCGCCGTACTGAGCAATAGTGTCCGCCGCCTCATCAACCATCTTGTCGAAATAAGAGCGGTCAATGCTATCCTCCAGATGAAGGTTATAGACCATCTCGCTTTCCAGCCAGCGGTAGTCTTTGGCACCAGTGACCGAATTGTATTTCGTTTCACCGTCGTCTCGGACGCCCGCTTCCCGCATCAGCAGCGCTCCTCCGCATCCGGGTTTGATGGGACAGAACTGACCAACACGCCCCACGAAAATATAATTGTGCTCGTCTTCGGGCAGAGCCTCGTTTTTATCGAGGTAGATTGCACCCTTAGATACCGACTTGGTTTCACAAAGGTCGTCGAACACAATATCTTCGTGGGAGAAAAGTGTCTTGAACACATACGGCACCTGAAACTGAGCACCAGTCGCAGTCCAATGACCGCCCTTCTTCTCGTTCTTTTCAGGAATATAGCCGTACTGCGCCTTTGCTGTATCTGCATCGAGATACTTTGCGATATAAACGGCGTTGTTCACAAGGCACATTTTTTCGTATGTAGCCTCATGCTCAAACGTGTAGCCGTACTTTTTCGCAAAATCCATGCAGAAGTCGATGATTTCAGGCGTTGCATCTGGAATCTTGATAGAGTCCGTCTTGATGTGCGCCACCGTGAAACCACGCTGCTGCACCTCATCCTGCAGAGTGCGCATAAATAAAGCCCCTCGAAGCGCCACAATGTTATTGGCGTTCTTGGGGTTGCGGAATGGATTATCGAAGGTTGCACTGGTCAGACCGTAAACCGAGTTGATAGCGATTTTCAGAGCCTGCGCCAACGCTTTCGCCTGTGCGGGGTCATCCAAATATTTGGACAACTTACCACCAAAGAGCTTCTTGGCCTTGTCGTACTCACCATGTTTTACATAGATACGTACATCCATCAGGTCATTGAAGTTCTTGGTGTAGTCGCCAAAGTAGTTTAGAGCGACGGCCGAGTGTGGGTGCAGAGAGGCAACGTCCAGCAGGGCGATGTTGTAGTACATACCGGGTTCGGCATAGACATAACCGCCAAGGCCCAAATCAGTACCACGGAACATGTTGTGCATCCGACCATCTTCGCCTTTGACCCACTCATAACCCGGGAAGGCGTTGATGATGTTTTTGTCGGTCAAAATATCAGGCTCGACTTCCACCACTGAATCGGACTTACCAGTAGCCAAATCCGTATAGACCAGCTGAGGATGCTTTTCCTTGCCGAAAATAATGCGCGTGGTCAGGCTGTTCGTCGTATCGTTGACGGTCATCCCGGCAACATCTGCCAGAATCTCACGCGCAATAAAGTCTGCCTGCCGCGCGTTAAACACTGCTTCGGTGGCGATGACGTCATTGTCGCAATACTCCGCGACCTGTTCCCATTTCTCTTCGGGCACCGGCTGGTTCCAAGGTAAGCCAAGCTCCTGATGATGGATACCCAACTCAATCTCGAACTTTTTCAGGCTCTGTTTCTTCGACGAGAAGTCGAAAATATCCGTGTAGGACAGGTTATAGGCCTCACCAAAGAAGCCCATATGGTCATTGATAATGCGGTTCGACAGTGCATACAGCTGCTCCGTATTCCAGCCGAGCATACAGGCCCAAAGCATATGGTTATCGTACTTGCGGTTATTAAAGCCGATCAGCCGATACTGTGTCAGCTTCTCAATGTCCGTAGGGCTAGGATTGATCAACCGATTCACCGGTTTGTCCTCACCAGCAAACTTCCAGTTGACCAAAAAGAGATTCGGGAACACTTCGCAGTCGAAAAATACGATAGGTGCTTTCTCACCGTCATCAACCTGTGATTCAACATCCTCTCTTGACTTGAAGTGCATCTTCGCCGTGATTTTCAGACAGGCATCGGCCTGGTTCGTGCTGTTTACGGCAAAGGCCAGAATTGCATTGCGCATGTCGTCCACATTATAGGGAATCCCACTCTCGTAGGCTTCATCCATAATATGAGCGATAAAGTCAATGCTGGGTTTAGTATAGGGACTGATTTCTTTTGCGAGGGCTTTCTTAATGAGTACCCGCAGGTGCTTCTCATTTTGAATCTGCTTCACATCGACCATTGCTTTTTCTCCCTTCAACGGCAAGCCGCTGCTGATTTTGGCAACCGGAATATCATTGCACTTGGTCAGCATTCTTCTCAACGAAGAATTTCCGGTGAACACCTTGACCTCAATATGCTCATCGTATACACGGCTCAGTTTGCTTGCGTCCCCTGTGTAAATATAATGCAAGTGGATTCCTGCACCAGATTTACTCAGTTCTGCGTAGGTAGCAGGCCACTTGGACGCTGCCTCCAGATTTCGCTCAAAGCATTTCTTGCCATCGTCACCCGGAATATCAAAGTCAATGACGATGTGAGTCTCAGGGACTTTGACATAGTGGAGCTTAGAAGTAAGAATATCTTTGAGCAACGTTTTGACATTCTCCCACTTTTGCGTAGGAGTGCCATTTTCGTTCGCATACTGCGCAGGACAGTCCTTGCAAATATCATCAAAGAGAGAATGCTGCGGTTTCAGATCAATCCATGACTTGGATGGCTCCTCCTTTGAAGCTGCTTCTGCAGGTGTGGGGTCGGCAAATTCTTTGAACTTGTCTGCCTTGAATCCACTGTAGTAGCTTCGCACTCGTTCGCCATTCACATCTTCTGCGCGTTCCTTGTAGTCCGCAAAGTAGTTCATCAGCTCTTCACGGAATGCGCGCATCGAATACGGATAGACAACCTTTGCTCGCTGGTTATATTCGTCATACATCGCCCATGCTCGCTTCAGGGAAATACCGTCTTCTTTCTTGAAAATATAATACCGGTCGAGCATGAAGTTATAGAAGTCATTGGAAGCGCCAAGCATTCTTGTCGGAATATAATCGTCATAGCGATGCTTATTCGCCTCATAAACCTCCTTGCAGTGCCATGCAATACCGCCAAGTTCGAAATCGGTCTTGGCGTAGAGTTCAGAATATCTTTTCTGAGGGACTTTCTCACCTGTGGGCACCACATCGATCAATCGGCGAATCAAACCGGACTTCGCATCGGTGATTTTGACAGGCTTGTTTGTGGCGAGAATCAGGAAGCTCTTGAATTGATTGGCATAAGCGCTGCGGAACTTCTCATTGACCATCATGGTCTCATGAGACACCAACGAGTTCAGACGAGTATTGTCCTCGATTTTGGACAGGTTACCTTCATGCTGAATTGCGATCAGAGGGTTCGCTTTGAAAGCTTCCAGTGAGAACGCATTAGATGCTGAACCCAGCGCCTGAGAATCGAATGCTGCATAATATCCAGTAAAGAGCTTCTGGATGATGTTCAGCACTGTGGATTTGCCACTACCGGGCGGACCATAGAGAACCATGAACTTCTGAATTGTCTTGGAATCGCCATTGACAATAGAACCGATACACCACTCGATTTTCTCTCGCTCCTCTGGAGAATAGAGTGTCTGCATCAGCTCATCATAGGCGTCAATGTTCCCCGGTTCCAGCACATAAGGGAGTCTCTTGGATGCATAGCTTTCCTTTTTGACCGGAGTGTTCGCAAATATCAGCTGTTCATCCAGCGTATGGTAGTTATCCCGCATCTGACGCTGACAATACTTGTGCCAGTTGTCAATCATGCCCGATTCAGCGTCCCACATGTGGAGCACCCGGTAATTATCCAGATGCTCCTTGTGTTCGTTCGTGTAAATATCCAACTCATGGTCAATCAGTTGAAGTGCATCCTGTTCGTCAATGCTCCACAATCCTCGCTCTTCCAGCCAGATAGCGTAGAAATCAGAACCCCGAATCATCAAGTCCTTGGACTTTTTGATGATGAATTTGGGATAGATTTCGATTACACCGCGTTTTCCCGTGCGCGTTGCAATCATCAGGAAATCAATCATTGGTAACTGACTTCCTCCTTTCTACGAGGTCTGTATCAGACATCTTTTTTCGTGACACTCGCCTTGCCATCGCAGCAAATGTCCTTTTCAAACTGCATCTCTGCGAGTTCTGCTTCGGCAGCATCGGCGCGTTCCTTTTCAGCCTTGCGCTTCTTCTCGCTTTCATCCAGCATCTTGCAGGCAGTCCAGAACAGACCAATGGTGCCTACCAGCAGCAGGTTCTTGCCGAAAAGCTTGCCCCTCTGGCGGCGAATCACCTTCTGGGCGGCATCCAGTGCCAGCTGAGTCTGTGCGAGTTCGTAATAAATGTTATTCATAGTCACTTTTCCTCCAATAATTAAGGTCTGCCAAAATCAGCCGACCAATGTGCTCGGTATTCCTACATGCTGTAATTCGCATCAAAACGACGGAATCATGGAGAACTTGCTCTATTACACCTTCCATCGGGATGCATATTTTCGATACGTACACCATCACATGTTGCTTTCGTTGAGATACGCCATCAGCTGATACCAAATATCTAACTGTCGCATATCCACGTTCGGGCTTATTAAAGTAAAGAGCCCACCAGCTCCATTCGGCTGATAGGCTCTCTGATTGAAACGGTCGATGATAAATTGAGCGCGACCCTCATTGAACCGAGCATCATCCATAGCCGCCAGCCCAAGACTGACAACCATGCTCCAGAACCATTGTCCTACTCGGTTTCCTGCTTCAGAATCTGCCATGATATGTTCTTCGATGCGGATGGAAAGCCCCACCATCATCTCCAACATACTACATGGCATCCCGCTCGTTGCACTGTTCAACGCTGCATATGGGATACTTTTTTCCTGAGCGAATCGGTAGCGCAAGTCTCGCCCATCTTCAGCACGACTCGCATCCATCTCACAGGATGGAATAAAGTCTTGCTGAAATAAAAACGCAAGCAGCTTGTGGAAAGAAAGGTTTCTGGGTTCCCATCTTCCGCAAACCGTTTCACGCAGCCAGTCAAAATACTGACTGGTCGTATCGTTGAATATCATTCATGCTCCTCTCCGGAGTTAGGATACAAGTCCGCATACTTATTGCGCACCTTCAGAACTTCGTAGTCCTTCCGGTAGTTGTGATTGCGGACATGGACAAGATCAGGCTTTTCTGCTCCAAAATTATCCAGAGCCTTAGGGCCAATCACCTTTTCAATGTCCTCTACCCTGCTCCCATCACTATCATACGCCAGGATGCCGTCTGCATAGTAGGTCAGGAAGCTGGTTTCGTAATCGTCCTCGTTACCGAACTCGTCGCTCGGAATGATCTCAATAGTCTCCATCGGCTCATGGGTCGGCTTCTCAGAATCTTCCTCCTGACGATACGGGCCACTCACGAGATCGTACGCCTTTTCGTTCGCCCGCTGCTCGATGGTCGTATCCAGTTCCTGCTCACGCTGCTTAAAATGGTTCCGAGCGTCCTCGACCAGCACATCTGCCTGCTTCTTGTAAGTATCGCGCATCAGGAAGTGCATCGTGGCAACACCAGCAGCAAATCCGCCTACAAATATCAAGGCATCACGCATCAGTTTTTTCATTGGTTTCTTCTCCTTTAATCGTCATCATGGTGAAGGCCAGTCCTCCAAAAAAGAGCGAAACACTCATGAGGACCCCTCCAACCAGATGCCGCTTTCGTTTCGTGTCGGTCAAATAATCGAGGAATAAAAACACCGATTCCAAACCGTCCATAAATATCCTTTCACTCAGAAAGGACTGCCAGACCGGATACGAAGCACACTCCGGCCATGGCTGCAAATACATAGGAAAGAGTCTTTACGTATCTGGTCATAGCTTGTCCCTCCAAAATATCAGTTAGATTTTGTCGATGATGATGCCGTCACAGTTGAAGTGCAGAATGACAGAACGCTCCTCGCCACGGAGGAAGCTCTTCAGTGCCTCATCGCTCGATTCAAAGCTCGTGAGGCCGAAATCCACATGGTTGTGCAGCGAAGTGTCGTTCGGATTGTAAACCCAGCCAACGACCTGGCCAGTAGGAGTGCGCAGAGACTGACCGCCGTGCGTGCCAATCATGGTGAGCACCTCATTCAGGAACAGATGTCCCTGAGAACGCAGTTTCTTGTTCGCTGCAGACTCCATGAGGAGCAGATAGTTCCGATTCAGGTCGGCATCCCGCTCCCACGTGTCCACAGTTTCATCGAAAATTAGAGTGCACGGATCATCTGCCTGCTCAGCGATATCCTTGTACTCTTTGATGACCTCCTCTACACCGTTCTCATCGACCTTCTTGGTTTCAACCTCCACGGCCTTAACGTTCTGCTCCAGTTCATGCTGTACCCGCTCGCCAAAGCGGTCGGCGACGCGGTTCTTATAGCCGTTGAAAGACTGCTCCAGCGCGATGTAGGCGGCCGTCAGCGTTGCATTCCGCTTCGTCATGATATGATGACTGCCGAACATGCAACCAAGAGATGCTGCGCCCAGACCAATCGCAGGTGCATACACCTTTGCGAGCTTCATGCCGGTCTTAATGTAAGTCGTGGTGATGTCCTTCGTCAGGTCTTCCTTAGTGTAAGTCTCACCTTCCGACAGCTGAATTTCCCCGGAGTCCACCTTATCTTTAGTCTCGTGGATTTTCTCCATATTGGCCTTGTGCTCGGCCAGAATATACTGTGCCTTCAGGGTCGCCTTGCAGGCCAGAACGGTTGCAGTTACGCCACCGATTGCAGCGCCAACCACCATGATGGTCGGGCTTGCTTTCTTCAGCTTGAATGCAGTCTTAGACAACATCTGCGTTGCCTTAGTCATGATTTCTTCCTTTTTCATAAAATATCAGTCCTTTCAATTAGTTCAGAGGAACAGGCTTCGGAAATACGATAGTGTAGCCGCCCGGAACGCCCTTGATAGATGCAGGCCCAAGGTCATACCAGCCATACTTGCAGTCCTGATAATCACGAGCATCACGGGTAATTCCCACAACATCGTAAAAATCAGCAATCGTGACCTGCCCGTATTCGTGGAGCGCATGGCCCATCTCGTTCAAAACATCATTCGCATCGGCATAGCTATCGAAGGTGATGTTCTGCCAGTCCAGCCGGTTCGGGCGATAGTTGTTCTGCGGAGGACGGCTCTGGTTTGCATTCGCGTAGTAGCTGCTATAGCTGTTACGCTGCTGAGAATATCCGCCCGTATTGGTGCGGGAACGGTCGACACCGAACAGTGCGATATTGACCGCAGAGCACACCATATTCTTGATGCCGGGCAGAATATAATCCGTCCACAGCTTTTCGCGAATCGTCTGCAGGTCTTCTGCGAGAAAGTTATGCGCCAGCTTCTGGATCTCGCTCTCCTGTTTGATGGTCACCTTACCGGTCGTAACCTTTTTCAACTGTTTCTTAGGCGTCTCGCCAGTGGAGTTGATGCTGCTGGAAGGCATTTCGATTTTAGCCATTGGCCATACCCTCCTCTGCGTATTGGAGGATGGTTTCGCCGATTTCCTTTGCGGTCTCAGGCAACCAGGCAGTGCCAAAGGTCTTGCCGGTCATCTTGTCTGTAATGCTGATGATAACCTTTTTCACACCCTTGATAGTGGTTCCGGTGTCCACACGGAGTCGGTAATCCTTCAGAATATCCTGATAGTGCTTCTTAAACATCGCCTTGATGTAAGCCTTATCCCCGGCAACGCCAACAACCACACCCGCAGCAAAGATGCCACCGATTACTGCAGCCTTTTTCCAGTTGAACTTTTTGTCGTTTTTCTTTTCCATGGTTATTCTCCTTTGTAAAAATAAAAGGAGCCGCAGATTTCTCCATGGCTCCGTCACGGTTGTCCAACAGATTATTCTTCGTCGATTTCCACCACTTCGGTCGCTTCTGCTTCGATGGGCTCGTCCTTCGCCTTCTTGCTGTCAATCCAGTTCTTTGCCTTGTAGCACAGCGGAACAAGTACGTGCTTGCAGAGCAGCTCAGCGCCCTTGTAAGCTGCGGCACCAGCCAGCATGAATACTGCCGTCTTGCCAAAGCTACCAGATGCGCTCGACATCTCCGCATGGTTCTCGTCCACACTGGGCACCAGGTTATCGACCTCCGGCATTGCATCCGTCAGGTTCTCAGTCATAGCGTCCATGTTGTTCATCATTTCGTTTTCCATAGTAATTCTCCTTTAATTAAAATATAAATGTTGGAGTATACCTCCATAACAGTCGGTGAAATTTTCGCGAATCAATACCCCAGCCACTTCGGAGGCGTGCTGTAGTCCAGAACCATGCAAGGCATTCCGTCCTCGTCCAGTTTGGAACTGTAGAATGTTTCAATGGTCAGCGTGGAATCCGTATCCCAGCCCAAAAGGTCGCCGTTCTTGGTGTGCTCCAGTCCCAGATAATCGAACAGGTCATTCTGGGTCACACGAAAATCGCTCAGGAGCTGCTTGTTCAGGCCGTTCATCGCCCGATCCAGTGCATTTACGGTCGTCTTGAAATATCTTCCAGAGAAGCTTTCATAGCACTCGACCAGCTGGTCATAAGATGCGTCGCGAGCTGCCGGTACAATAACCGGCGTTTCTTCCGGCTGCTTTGCCATCTTGTCGAGGGTGATGGTCTGGCGAAGTTCCTTCTCCTTATCCTCGCCGATGGTTTCCACGACTTTCTCCTGATACTGTTTCAGGGCGCTTTCGCTCAGAGAATATGCGGCCGCCAGAGCTGCATTGCGCCGGTCGTTCTCATTCATAGCACCAATCATGCAGCCTGCAGATGCTACCATGGAAATCGCCGTAGGAATATAAGCCGGAGCAGCCGTCTTCACGATGGTTTTTACATCCAGCTTCTCCGTGCCAAGTTCCTGCTTCTTCTCATCGAGCAGGATCATCGCCTTGGGAGTTGCCTTGACGGCGAAAACTACGCTCGTGACCATGCCTGCAATGCTGCCACAGACCAGGATTTTGGGAAGGTTCTTTTTAATACCCTTTCCCACTTTCTTGCCAAATGTTTTCAGGTTCATTTTTTATACCTCCGTAAAAATATAAAAGAAAGAGCCGCAGATTTTTCCGCAGCTCTTCGCTTCTTAATAGAGCCTATCCTCCGCACAATGGCGGTTTTTGTATGCTCCTCTCCTTCTTACCGGAGCAGGGTCATCCGTCAACCAGCTGTAGAGCCGAATCGGCTGCAGGAGCAAGTACCAGATCAGCGCATCAAGTGCGCTAAGCATCGCTCGCCCCAGCACCTTTAAGGCACCCAGCATCTCAGAATCCACCTGCTTGAAGTATTCGTGATCGAACATAATTTTTACCTCCAATTCTTTTAGGATTTCTCCATAATAGCGTTGGAAATTTTCGCGATTAGAGGTTCTTTTCCGACAGCTGCTTGCGAACTTCTTCCTGAACCATATCCCGCAGGTCGTCCTCGGTCTTCTGGTCCTCGATCAGGTCATGCCCGAAGCCCATGATTGCGCTTGCCGCCAGCATTGCCATAGATGCAACTTTCCACCAGTTAATATTCTTCATAAATATCATGCTCCTTCTTAAAATGGTGTATCCTTGCTCGGATCATAGTTCAAATAGTCGTCGATAGGTTCCTGATAAGCCTCTACATAGTAGACTTCCAGCCCATCATCTGTTTTCTGTTTGAGATAGCTGAAGTCGATCCAGAAATATTCCCAATCAGCTGCAAGATAATCGGCACACCACCCCTTCAAATCACCTTCCGGAATATAATCCAGCCCAAGGTAATTGTAGAGGTCATTCATCGAGGCATATCCATTCAGGGCAAAGTCGCGGTTCAGGCTGTAAAATGCCTCCAGCAGGGCCGCCTCCGTAGCACGAAAATATCTTTTCGAGATAGGTTCGTAACAGAGCAGCTTATCTTCAACCATGTCTGAGGTAGGTTCTTTGAGTACCGATCGAGCATCCTTATAGATTTCTTTCTCATGCTCGGCACCAACATGTTCTGCAACTTCCCTGCGGTACTCCTGATACGCCTTTCCAAGTGCCATGTAGCCAGCGGTCAGGCTCGCAATCTGTTTCTTGTTCAGTGCATTGGAGCCAAGGATACATGCGATAGTCCCTGCGCCAAGTGCTGCGGCAGGCAGATAGAACTTCCAACAGTCCTTCACTTTTTCTTTCGTGGTATACGCAGGCTCTGCAGAGTTCATCTCAATGAGCTTCTCTGCCTTGATACTCGCCTTACCCGTTTCGATGGCAGTCAACACCACTCCCATGGAAGCGCCAATTGCCAAGATTGTCCCGCCATTCTTTTTCAAGAACCGGGACGCGGATTTCATAAGGTTCATAGACTTCTCCCTTCAAATATAAAAGACAAAGAGCCGCAGATTTCTCCACGGCTCTGAGCCTGTCATCAACAATTTCTCATCTTTTCACCAAGGCTGGCGAAACAGTCTGTAAAGATTTCAAATACTTTCTGGTCACGCTTGCAATATTTGCTGTTGATTTTCGCATTGATTGCATCTGCGGCCGCATAATTCCCATCCAGAACCATGTCGTTCCAAATATGGGCTATAGCATACGGACCGGTAAAACGCATAATTTGATCAATAGCACATAATACCGCCGTGCATACCAGAATTACTTTTACCATCTTTTTCATAATTTCATGCCTCCAAAATGTAATTTTGAGATTTCATATCTCCATAAGATGGCATGAATTTTTCGCGTCAACAGATTCCTGCCTTCTTCAAAATATCCATGAGGTCGGCCTTCGGCATCTCAGCATCCAGTTCCAGATGAACCTTCACCTTCTGCTCCTTATCAGACCATTCGGCTCGAATATCATCCAGATTGACCGTGATACCGTACTTCTGCTTGGCAATCGCCTTGTTGATAGCCGAAGAAATGATTCGGCGCATAAAACTTGACCGGATAAGCATTAAGTCCTCCATAGGGTTCTTCTCCTTTTTAAATCAAACTCCTATCAAATACTGTCTCCCAGCGTTCCTTTTTCAACGGTTTCATGCGTAAAGCCCACATGATTTGCCGGACTGTGACGGTGGGATAGCAGCCGTTCGCATCTTTTTTCTTTGCATGATGGTCAAAATATTCCTTGAAACCAGCATGCAGATAGATTTTATCGTTCAACCATGGGTCAATAGCGCTCCATGTTGTGGATTTCGTTTTCTCGTTAAAACGCTGCTGGATAACGCAAAGGCCTTTTTCATGGTCCAAATATAATGTACTGATGCGATAGACCGGATGATTGCACCGGTACGTTTGACCATAGTAGTTCGTCCAATTTTCAGGTGGTAGATTATGGTATCTCATAAAAGAAAGAGAAGCTACAGATTTCTCCGCAGCCTCTCCTGTCCCTCCTTTATACAGACTTTTTTCCGTAATCCTTGTAGATCATCTTGCCGTCCCGATAGCGGTCGTCGAACACCTGCACACCGCCTGCCGAACAAATAGCCCAGAACCGGTCATGGTGAATCATCAGAAATGCCCCCAGAGCGGTCGATGCAATACCAGCTACGACTTTCGCCACTTCGGTTTTCCAAGCCTTCTCTGCCTTGTCTGCTTCAATTCTGAGTTCATTTGTCTTCATCTGAAGCTCATCCTCTCGTGCATTCTTGTCAGCCAGGTTTGTTTTCTCCTTAACGCGAATTTCGTAGAACTTTGCAGCGCACTCATAGGCAGCCTTGTACTCATCGCTTCCCGGTGTCAGATCCTTAATTCGTTCAAGCTCGTGCTTAATCGTTTCGTCCATCAACTTTTCGTTCTGGACTGCATTCAGTTCTTCCATTTTGATTATCTCCTTTTAAGTCAATATTTGGAGTTTTTCTCCATTAAACAGTATGTTTTTCTCGCGACTTCAGCTTGCTTACTTTGTTCACCCTGAGAACAACATACTGTCTATCGGCAAAGTCCACGGATTCCCCGCCCAAGTTCAGGAACAGACTGGGGTTCTCGTTCTCGTCTGCCTGAGCAACGATAAGGGAGCCAATCGTTTCGGCCTCGTAGTCAATCTTCCACCGGACAGCAGAACCAACCACGAAGCCGATGGTCGCACAGATAAGCCCCAGACCAATGATGATGTACATTTTTAAATCTCCTTTGTACTAGAATAATGGATAAACCGGTCGTGTGCGTGATGAAAATAAAAGGAGCCGCAGATTTCTCCACGGCTCCCTTACGCCTTAAATGTCGTTTCTGATCAAGAACAGGTCGTTACGATTGCAAGCAGGTCTCACAATCCCTTTTGCCCGAATCAACGCAATTGCATTGGCGTAAGCCGCGCGTGCACTTTGAGCGTTTTTGTACTCGCCTGTATCAATGTACATGACTTTCTGGTTGCTCTCGATGAATACGCGGATCTTGTCCATTGCGTTCACATAGCCTCGATCATAGGTAGTCTTTACTCGTTTGCTCATAATAAATTCTCCTTTCAATTTTCAGAAGACATTCTTCCATAATAGAATACGAAAAGTTCGCGTTGGCTAACCTAGAATAAAAAAGAAAGAGAACGGGAATCGAACCCGTAACCTCTGCATTCCAGCAGCGCTCTACCAATTGAGCTATCTCCTTCCATAAAAGAAGATGAAAATTTCGCGAACAAAAAGCAGAGGGCGTGTTTTTTATTTACTTATTGCCCTTTGTCTTGTCAGAATCCAAATCTTCTCTTGCCTTTTGCAGCTTGATGTATGCCACATATGCTTCCATGGTTGTTGCCACCAAGCAAATTGCAGCACTGCCAGCTTTCATAAAAGGCACTGTCCCTAAAAGTTTCTTCCCAATGACATATCTAGCTTTCATAGTATCATCCTCCAATATGCCCTCTACTTCCATAAAGGAAGATGAAAATTTCACGAACAGGCAAAAAAAAAGAAAGAGTCGTAGATTTCTCCACGGCTCTTGCATGGGTAAATATCAATTTTTCATCGCTGCTTCAAACTCTTCCACGGTCATCTCTACACGTGGCGCAACATCTTCAACTTTCAGAAGGCCATCTCGTACCAGCCCAGCCAGAATATCAATCTCGACCTTGTGCTTGGCGATTTTCTCTTGGGCTTTCTTCTGCTCCCGCTCGATACGTTCTCTCTCCACGCCACAGTCTTCCATACATTTAGGATAGCTTGGCTCACCACAAGAATTACACATCAGACAATGCCGCCCTAGGTCTGGAATGTCTTCTTCAAACTCCTTGATATAGGTCGTCCATTTTCCGTTTTTCTTTACTGGAACAATCATATGTGATGTTACTTTCATGCCTTCTGCCTCCTTTACTTTATTATAGCATGGGCAAAACAAAAGCAAAAGACCATGTTTCAGATCTTTTGCTCCCCAGAATACTGGTTTAGGAAATCAACGTCTGGTAGCGTTCATTCAGCTTTGCCATAGTGGCTTCGTCTGCTCTAACTTTGACGTGGAACTCCATTCGGTTCTTAACGTTGATTTCGCTTTCAACAACCAAGTTTTTGTAACCTTCGTCATACAGCATTCTCAAGCAAATGCCAAGCTGTCTGTCGCTTCTTGCCAGAAGGTATTCCATAGCGTTCACCTCCTTCCATAAAAGAGGCAGAACTTTTCGCGTTGAAAAAAGGAAGAGCCACAGATTTCTCCACGACTCCTTTTCCATTAGCAAGATAATTCTACCCAACAGTGGTATTGTCCACAAGGCAGCGCATCATGATGTGGATGCTTCATCTTATACGGGCATTGGTCGCAGTTCTTAATGTTGTTAGAATCTGCGAGGAATTCTCGTATTAGAGCATTATCACTTCCGTCACGTTTCCATTGTATATGCTTCCACTTTTCATTAGGCATGGTTAATCACCTCCATAAAGTATGAAGAACTTTTCGCGTCACTGCCGTTCCTTGCTCAGGAGCCAAAAGAAATAATGGTAGAACTTGTAGTACGTTTTTCTACAGCATGGGCATCCGTTGGCTCTCAGCGCATCATAGCAGACTTCTTCCGTTACACCTCTTAATACATATGGAGCGATTGCAGGTTCCAGTTTTGCTACACAGTGGTCGATAATATCAATGTGCGTCGAATAGTAGGCTCGTATAATTGCCTGCCGCTCTGTCGAGCTTTCCGGGAGTGTTCCTCTTACAATTCCGGAGACTTCATGACTGTTCGATTCCCACCCGTTGACTTGCTCCAAAGCCTTTTTCCAGTCAGGGTACTGCAAGCAAAAGTTTTTCAGCTCATAGTAGCGGTGCTTGGTTATGTAGAAGGGGCTTTTCTTGGAGAGTTCTGGTTTTTCGTTACGCAATTTTTTCATGGACTGGGATTTCCTTTCTAATTTTGTTCAGAAAGGATAATACTGTCCAAAACGGTCGTGTGCGTGCCCCTTTTAATATTCTTGATGATGAATTATGCCAAGGCGAAGTAAATCGTTTAACCTAGAATAGAATTTAAGAGGTGAAAATCAGAGAATTTTGCTAAGAGGACTATGTTTTCGATACATTTCAGCAAGGTCATTTTGAGTGATGTCCAGATATGCTTGTTCTGTCACAGTCACGCTACTATGTCCTAATAACCTACTAAGTGTGTAAATATCTCCACCACTCATAAGGAAGCGCTTTGCAAAGTTGTTTCGGAAAACATGCGGGTGAATGTCATTTAGCCCTATCCGCTGGGCATACTTGCGAACATTGGCCTCGAAATTGCTCACCTGTATTCTCTTACCTTTATTCGTGCAAAACAGGAAATCGCTATCACGGTAACGGTCTTTATACTTTATCCACCGTTGAAGCTGTGTTGCCATCTTATCCGAGAAAAACACATAGCGCGCTTTCTTGCCCTTTGTGTTGTCTGCTGGTAGGCTAATGCACCGTTTCACCAAGTCTAAATCTGTCACTTCAATCAGCAAGCACTCATTTACTCTCATGCCTGTATCGAGTAGAAGCTGAATGATGATGGAATCGCGGTATTCGCTAAAACTCGCACTATTCATGCTCTTCAGCAGTCGCTTGAAATCTTCATCCGAAACGAACTCCAATGGCTTTCGTTCTACTTTAACAAAGTCGCCTTTCTTCACAGGTGAACGGAGAATCAGTTCCTCTTCCACGCACCAATTGAAGAAAACTCGCAGGTTCCGCAGATAGTTGTTGATCGTTACGTCCGACACTCGCTTTCCAAAATCAACTCTCCGATCCGGATAGTTTCCGCTGTTCGGATTCGTAGTAACTGTATACTTTCCGCGTTCCTTAATGCTCTTTATGTAGCCCTGTATCGCAAGATGGGTGATTTTCTCAGTCAGTAAAATCCCCTGCTCGTCTATATACTGCATGAAGAGCCTAAGTGTCTGTTCGTAGCTGTTGATGGTTTTCGTGCTCAGCCCTTTTAATCCACAGTGCTCAATGAACATTTCAATATCTCTTGCCAACAT